AGAACCTCCTTCAATTCCTGATATGGTAGAATTATCAGCAAAATTTATGAAATCTGCTGGAATAGAACCATCTTTATATAATGTTTTATTGTCTTTATAGTTAGCGTCATTAAATATCATAGAATCATCTCCTATTCATTATTAATAACTGAGTCACCATTAATTTTCTGAACTACTATGCCAACTGTAATATTTGTACTAGGCTCTGAATCAGCCACAAATATCAATCCTTCAGAAGTAAATTCAGAACAGTATACATTATTATTTACATATTCAGCCTTTGATGTTTGTTCTGGTGATACAGAAATCATATAAGCCTGTGAAGATGACAATACTATATCACTAATTGCGCATGTGTACCCTGTTCCTCCAGAAATTGGATTCCAAGCAGTTGATAATATAGTTCTTGTATATCCATTTGGATAAAGGTCAGTAGGATCTACTGCTCCACTAAGTCGCAAATAAGCTCTAAGTGCATCGCTCCAAATATACATTTTTGCAACGCTCTGAGATGGAACTTTAACATCCCAAATGTATGGAGTTCCTGGAATAGCTCCTATAGTTACTCCAGCACCTTGAAACATATAGCTTGGGGATGATTTACAACTTATAACAAACCTGTCAGTATGCTTATCAGTTTCATATCCATACACATCGTATGCTGTAAAACCTAACATACCGCCATGTGCTAATAAATATACAATTTCTGCGCTATCGCCACGTTCTGAATAGCCATTATAATAAATTTCATGGACAATGCCTGATATTGCCTTCTTTTCAAATAATAAAATAGCATTTAATCTAAGGTCTACACTAGATGGTCTTATATCAAACCCAAATTCTGTAAGTGACGCTCTTGTTGCAGTTATATTTCCTAATTTAACAGATTTTGTATTATTAAATTTCCATTTTCTGTCATCAGAATCATATATGTATTCCTGAAATGTTAAATTAAGACTTATTCCGGTTAACTTTGTCATAGTATTTGGAATATTCGAACTTGGAATAAATGTACCACCAACAAGCGCATTAACCATTAAAGTGGTCTGTCTGCCAGTTGCAGTCTTTATAGTAAAGTCTTTATTTGCTACTGTTAATGACTTTAATGTCTGTGTTCCAGCTTGGTGCGAAACTATAGCATTAGTTAAATAATATCTAGTCATTACTGGTTTTGCAGCATTAGCATTCATATTATCTACACAATCAGGATTTACTGATGCTTGAATGTACGGTACAGACTGTAAAGATTCCCATAATGACTGTTCGCTAGTACTATTATTACTATCTGAATCTATTGTCTCTAAATCCATCTTGGCATATATTTTATTCTGGTTGCCTACTTCTGGAAGTGTTTCTACTAGTTCATATATCTGATAATTTTCTAGTGTATTTTGAACTGAAGCATCTACACTAGAACGTAATGTTTGATTCTCTGTATCTATCGCTTTGATAGCATTGACTATACTGTCTCTAACGTCTTCTCCATATATAGCTGATTTAACATCACTTAAATACTGATCAATTGTTGCCATATTTATCTCCTTTTACTCATTAATAAGATCCGCTCGCATCATTACTACATTTAATGCAACTTTAAATTTTCTGTTATCATGAGATGCTGCACCACCTAAACCATATGTAACTTGTATTTCCGTGTCATTTATCTGGTAATCTATCATACTTGTTGTCGGTAGTATTGGTAAATCTTTAATAACATTATCAAACTCAGAACCATCTACTGATGATAGTAATGATATGGCTGATAATCCAGATGGTTTAAATCCTTTAGATAAGTATTCTGAATACGTATCCCATCCAATAACACCATCAGTATGCTGCATATTTATTATTCCTGTATAATAACCGCCAGCATTTACATTATCTTCAATAATAGGTTTAAACTTACCTGCTGCAGTTTCCATGTAAACAATAGTCATAGAATACTGATCTGAAATAGTTAAATTTTTAATAATTTTTCCAACTCCGTCTTCTATTCTAACGAGCACATCGTTACCAACTAATATTGTTGATGTTATTTCTGCTATACATTGGCATTTAGATTTAGGAATATCTGCGCTACCTGTATTTAATTCAACCGTATAATATTCATACTCATCTTGTGCAGCCTTTGGCTTTATTGCTGTTACTTTGCCATATAATTCAGTAGCTTTTGTTTCTTTTTCTTGAGCAGAATTATCAACAAGTTTTGCGAATTTATTTAATAAATCGTTATTTACTTGCATAATTACTTCCTTTCGAATAATTTCTTTGTAAATAATGCTTTCTCTTCTACTTCACATCCAGTTTTACAATCTATTTTCTGTGTAACAACATATGCTTTTTCATTAATTATTCCGGCTTGCGGATAATTGATTCTAACACAATCACCTATGTTAACTCCACAATATCCATGTTTATATGAAATAGAATATTGTAATGAACTAGCTTCTTCTAACTGCTGATAAGCGAAATTCTGAATTGGAATAGTATCGTTACTAGCTATTTTTCCTAATTGCTCAGGATTTATCATACGTAATACAACTTCTCTTCCTCTGGATGGTACACTAACTGGACTATTAATATCATTATTAACAGCTCTGAATGATTGAGTACTACCATTAGTTGTCGTTGCAATCACTTCGACAACGTTAGGAATACCATACAAGTCTCGGTCAATAGAAATATCAGACGATAATATACTGCTGTTATTAGAATCATATGTCCACACTGGTGCCATTTTGCTAATTGTATGATTTTTTGAGAAATATATTCTTCCAAATTCGTCAACCCTAGCAAAGTAATTAGCCGATTTAAGTAATTGATTTACAAATTCGAAACATGATTGCTGCGGATCAGAAACCACTGGCTCGAAAAATATTTTTTGTGATATATCATAATCTCCGTCAGGGTTAGGCATATCTAACACTTGACAGCGCATATTACTTCTGCAAATTTCTGGTATTAAATTATATATAGATACTGTATTTTCACCACCACGCCATCTAGGAACAGTATAACCAATCGGTAGATATACATTCTGTAATTCTAGTAATGGTGAATATCCAGTAATGCTTGTCGTTTTTCGTTTGCCATTGAACTTTACAGATGGGGTCTGACAAAGCATAGTTATAAGAGGTATTTTCTCTAATTCATCACCTTGTTCAGCAACAAGATAAACCCTAACATATGCTTCGTCTAACTCGCCATCATATTCAATTGAGCCAGAAACCTGAGTATCAGAGGAAATATCTCTGTTTATTGTAGCACCAGTAACTTTATCTAGTTTAGAAACATTCATACCACTTATTGGATTTACTATATAAAATTCATAAGTTTGTTTCATAGATGCTGTCCAATCAATCATCATACTCCTCCTTCTACTCTGGTTGCTTTAATTGAAATAGGTACTGTTACTTCCAAATGATTAATACTGAACGAGGCAGTAACATTTGCCCAGAATCCAGTTCCATTTGGTTCTCTTATGTAACAGTCACCAGGATAATTGCTAAGTCTTCTTAAGGCATAAATAATATCTTTTGAAGTCTTAGGTATAACTGTACTTAAACTTAATGATTCACCCTTTTGTGTGCCATAGTATGATACTGGATGTTCACGACCAATATAATTAACCAATTCTTTATCCATATCATACTCATTTGTAGCATCTATATTATATGGCAATTTTATCATATTACCTTGTATACCGTCACCATATAATAATAAGTTTTCAGGGTCTTCTGTTTCATCAATATAGCCATCTAAAATATCAAATGGCTTATATTCATCATCCCATTGAATGATTATAGGTTTTTCTTCAAATTCCGTTCCTGGAATATCATTATAAACTATTTCTCCAGTCTTTTTACTCATGCCAACTATTCTATAGCTAGCTCCGTTAAGTGCTGGATGTGGATCAATGACCGATATCTCGGAATCACCATTTAATCCATTAACAATTTCTGTCATACTTCCGTCATAATTTCGTCTGAATACATGAAATACGACATCAGATAATCCTAATACTTCTTCACCCGGATCAAACTCTACATCTGTATCTAATGATGGTATAATATATGCTGAGAAATTATCCTCATCTAATACAATATTTGCTGTAGGGAAGAATCCGGAGTCAGTATAGGCTGTACTAAAATCTTGAACTAATGTTGCAGTCAATCCAGAGTTCATAGTTGCAACAACAGTTAATCTGTAATCTTGACCATTCTCTAAACTAATATCCCATGCATTAATTCTTATTAAACAATAGTTTCCAGTATCGTTATCGTAATATCTTTTTGTTGGTGGTGATGTCTTAGAATATACTATCTCGCCAACACTAACATGAATTTGTTCTCCAGTATAATCATAAGTATCATATTCACTTAATGATGTTATCTGGAAAGAATATTCAATACCTTTCTGAGGTTCTGGTCCAGATTCAACACCAATAAATATAGGAAAATGGTCCACAATATCACTAAATGGTGTTCCATCATATGCTGTATATATTGTATCATATCTGAAGTCAAATGGGTCCCATAACCAACTTCTTGGTTGAGCAGATTCTTCAAATTTTACAAAAGGCTGTCTATATATCTGGAATAATTTATTAGAAGACCAATCAGACCAACCTTTGTTATCATCTGTATAAGCTCCCATTGTACGAATTTGATACTGAATGTCATAAGCACCAGATTCTAAGATAGATGTATCAGCATCCGGATATACCGTTCGCAAGAATGAACCCAAGTTAGGATAACTAATACTATATGTTTTTTCTTCTGTTTGACCTACTTCAGTCGTTAGATTGAGTTCAAAAGGTCCACGATCAGTACCATTTATCTTATACTGTATCTGAGCTTTTGTTTGGAAGCTTCCGTCAGTTGAATTATTATTCCAATAGATATCAATTTGTTCATCTTCAACGAAACTGCTTCTTCTTGTCCATGTTGATGGAGGTAGTGGTGCACTTCCGATCTTATATTCCTTATAATAGTTATAATCTTGAATATAATCAGAATATGTGTCACCATACTTAGCCTGTATAGTGAACCATACATTTCCGGCATTACCTTTGGCATAGTCGTCGATTTCTGGCAAATAACATCTAGCATATATATGATGGTCTCTGCCACGTGATTCAAACTCGCCTTGATCTCTATCATCTTTGTTAAATTCTTTTATCTGTCTGGATGATCTTTTATAGTATAAATCTTCGATATTATTCGAATAGTAAATTATATATCCATCAATTAGGTCTATATTGTTTGCGTTGTCTTCTATTACAACATTTACAATTGGCTTATTTTGATTACCTTCTATTCGGTCATGCGATGTCTGGATCTTCCAGTCACCACTAGGAACTTTTGGTTTACCCATTACTGGATCAGACCACTCAGACCATTCAGATCCTACATCATCTCCATCTCTTCCAGACCAGCCTTTAGCTCTGAACTGGTATAGTGTTCCATCACTCATTATACCAGATGTATAAATGGCAGACCCGCCAGCACTAATATTTTTTATGTGGCTATTAATTAATCCATTGTCTCGATTTCGTCTTGACTGAATTGTTACTGACTTAGCATAATTCTCAGTTGTTTTATAATTTAATACTGATACTTTAAGCTTAAACTGCCCCTGATTAGCAGTAACCTTCTCTACAGTAGGAACTGGTGGAACAGTTGGTGTATTCATTTGAACAAGTTTAACTTGATAAGCATTTTTTGTTTTTGTCTTTTTAGCAGTCCAAGCATCTTCTTGTGATGTTGTCTTTTTACCGTGGGTGTTTATTTTTATAACTTCTTTCTGATTACACTCAGGAGTTACTTCAACCCAAACATTTATAGTCTTTACTTTGGTAAGATCAAATGATGGAATCTCAAAGTAATCGTTGGTTTCAAATTGACTATTTATAGTATGCTCAGCAGTTTTTTTTGCTGTAATATTGCCATCTTTGTAAGTGTACGTCCAGACAACTTTAAAGTCTTTAAAATACTTCATATCGCCGGACGTACTCGTTACATATTTCCATGTGGCTATTAGCTGATTGTCTTGTATTGTACTTTTATCTATCTTCAGGTCTGCTACCTGATGTTTACTAGCTGCCATACACTACATTCTCCTTTCTATCATAGCCGCATTTATTAATTGACCGACAGCATCGGCGATATTTGAGCCGTCGTCATAAGTTATTCCGTTTACATTGTAAACATTATTATTTGTAGTTCCGTTCAATCCGTTAATTGCTGCAATAAGTCCAGCATTTTTGTCTGTATTTTGAATTTCTCTCATTGAAGCTGAAACAGCACCAATGTTTGAACTTAATCCAATTGATTGATTACCGAATAATCCATTAATTGATCCAGCAGCTGAATTTACATTAGATAAATCAACAACTGGTGTGATTGTTGGTTGGTAATCAGCATTTAAGTCATAACTTTCAAAAGCATTAACAACAGCATCTCCTAATTTTTCAGATGCAGTTTTAGCTGATCCTATTGAGTCTTTAATACCATTAACAAAACCTTGTACAAAATATTGACCATTTTTAATCATAACTTTTGATGGTGATTCGATTTTTGTTGATTTTTTAGTGCCTTTTTCAGCAGTACTTCCGCATAATTCACCAACATTAAATAAATCTGGGAACATACTTTTTATACCTTTTACCATTCCGCCACCATACATTTCACCAACATCAAAACCTTTTATTTCAAAGTCATGCATGAGTTCTGCTGTTCCAAGTGCATCAATTGTTCCATCTTTAAAATAGTCACCAGCATTAAGTCCTGCTTTTTCCATTTGCTTATTTATATTAGTCCAGTCTAAATTTTTAACCTGCTCGTCCATGCCATCATACTGTGCATTAACAGATTCTCTTCCATTTTCTTTAGATTTTTGGATCTGTTTCTTTTGCTCTTCCCATATTTTAGCATTAATTTCTTCTTGCTTCTGTCTTTGAGTTTCAGCTTGAGATAGCATAGATTCTTTAGTATCGCTTTCGATTTCTTTAGCAGTTTTACCTCTTTCTTTTTTTTCTTCTTCTCTAGATAGTTGAAGTATTTTTATAAGGTCTTCTTGCTGTTCTTTCAAATAAGCATTATAAGGATCCGCTTTCAATAGTTTAGTAGTATCGTCAAGTTGTTTCTTATAGTTTTTAGTTTGTTCTTCAAGTTCTTCTTTTGACGATCTATTTACATCTTTAAATAAGTATTTTTGTTTAAGTGTAGCTTCTTCTATTTCTTCAACGGTTCCATTTTGAGAAGCTTCTAATAATTCATTTCCTCTAGCTATTCTATTTACATAGTTATTATGATTTTCTTCTGCTTCTTTTAAATATCCTTGTTCTTTTACTATTGTATCTTCTATTTCAGTTTCTTTTTCATCAAGAGCTGTTTTGGTTAATTCCAATGCTCTTTTTAAAGCTGGTGATGCTTCGCCATTAGCATCAAGAAGTGCCTTAAATTGTCTATTATTGTACTCTATAAATTGTCCAGATGATTCATCCCAAATCTGTCCAACATCTTTTAACCATGTTCTAGCATTTTTTACATAATCTTCTGATGTTTCGTCAAGAGATTTATAATCTTCTAGTTGTCTTTTTGTTGTTTCACTATCTTCAATGGTTTTATCTAGCGATTCTTTAGCTTCTCTAACCTGTTCAAGAGCAACTCGTTCTTGTTCTAAATCCTCTTTCATCTGGTTAGTATATACTTCTTGATAAGCTTCTGCTTTCTTTTTAGCTAGTGTAAGATCTATTTCATCTCTTACATCCTTATAATTCTGGATAATATTATCCTGCAATTGCATATTTGCATCTAGAGCTGGATTTAATTCTTCTATTAATTCTTTGGCTTCATCTTCATATCCAGTTTTTACTCTTCCAGATTCTGTTGTTATTCTTTGTAATCGATCCCATAATCCTGAGTAATAATCAGTTTTTTTATCGGCTGCTTGGAATTTCTTAGTTAATTCTGTGTTTTCATCTTCTATACGTTTTCTTGTATCTCTGATTTCTTTAAGTAAATCCTCGGATATATTTCCTTCATATAACTTATAGTTATCTTTACTGAATATAATAGAGAATAGTTTTTTAACGGCTGCTTTAGTTCCTGGAACCATAAAATCAATTATAGTCAGTATAAGGTCTCCTAAAAATTCACAAATTTCAGGCGTTTTTTCAATAAGAAATTTGCCTATAGCAACACAAATATCCCATATTCCTTTTAAAATGCCTTCTATTGCGTCTGCTAAACCTTTAACAAGCCATTCTATTCCCTTTCCTATTGAATAGAATAACACAGTAGCTCCTGCAACTGCAGCTGGTCCTTCTTTACCAAGAGCTATAAAAGCTTTTGCTAGTATCCATATTGCTGCAGCGATCATAATTGCCACAGCACCAAAACTTAATAATGCGATAGCAAATGAAGTCATTGCAGCTTCTAATTTTAATGTTTTTATTAAGGCAACGACACCGATTACTATTAACATAGCACCAGCAAATGCAGCTAAACCTCTTCTGATTCCTTTCCATGGAACTTTAGAGAACATAGCCATTGCAATAGCCAATACAACACATGCTCCGGCCATAGATAATATAACACCTGCCACAGTTCCTAGATTTGCAGCTTGTGCTAAATTGGTTTGTTTTGTAGCCATTACTAGCATACCAACAACAGCCATAATAGATACTAAAAGTATTATCATAACTGCCATGCCTTTTTCTAACATTTTTTGTGGTAATACTGCCAACATAGCAACTGCTTGAGAAATAATAATTCCAGCTAATGCAACTGATAAAATAACACCAGCTAAAGCAGCAAGTGTAAGTCCAAGACCATGTTGTCCTCCGTCTTTAGAATATTTACTGAAATTTCCATCTTTTGTTCTAGCAAAACTTCTTATTAAAGCTATTAATACAAATATAATTAATCCTACTAAAGATGTTAATACGATTAAAGCTCGTACTCCTTTATCCATTCTTTTTGGATTTATTTGACCTAGTATCCATACAGCAGTTGCTATAAGAATCATGGCAACAGCTACTGATTTTATAATAGGACTTAATTTTACAATTTTATCTTTTCCTTTTTTGAATGTAGGCATAATTTTAACCATAATAGCTACAACAATCATAGTTAATATCAATACGCCAGATAATAAATTAAATTCTTTTTCTAGTTGTTTTGGATCTATTTCAGACATCATTTTAAGAGCGGCGGCTATAGCAATTGCATATATTGACAAAGCTATAATTATAGGTAGTACTTGGCCTAATGCCCACTCTGGTTTACTAGATTTCATTTCTTTAAGATTAATATCCCACGAACCAATCAGTGAATTAGATCTCATAAAGAAAAAGCCAATAGCTGCCATTAATAAAATATATGATGTTAGTACTATTCTGGCATCTTCAAAACCTGGTTGCTGACTCATTTGTTGCAATACGTACATTGCCCCAACTATCATTACCATAGATTTTGCCATAGACTCCATGACAGTAGCTATAGTATTAAAATATTTAACAATAGGATCTCTACCAGTTTTAACAAGATCTGTAACATTTTTAAAACCTTTAGACCAATTATATATTGTAAAACCGGATATAATTTTCATCGCTTCGTCTATAGTTTTACTAACTTCTTCAGATGAACCATATTTTAATACTCCGTCTGTAAACGATTGAACTATTTCACCAATTGTTTTAAATATAATTCCTAAAGCTTCACCTAATGTTTGAAATATTTTTATAACGTTTTCCATTACATTATCTGAAGTTGCCATATCTAAACTTCCGGCTAATGCTTTAGTTATTTCTTTAATAAAACCACCAATATCTTTTCCAATTGCAGTTAATAATTTATTACTTTTAAAAGCATTTATTAAATCTTTAAAAACATCTCCGACAACTTTAATACCTTTTCCAAATGTTCCGAGAATATCAATCTTAGAAAGTCTTTCAAATATTGTTTCGGATTTTTCCATATTTTCTCGAGATTCTTTTCCGAATGCTTTGTCTATATTTTCTTTTAAATTATCGAGTGCTTTACCGACACCATTTTTAATTCTATTTTTAACTTTTTTAGCTTTTTCTATTATACTGTCTAAAGCTCCTAATACGCCATCAAATGCCTTTGGCCAATCAACTTGTATACTTCCAATTTCGTTCGAAACAAAATCGCTTATAGAACCAACTAATTCACCTAATTTATCTTTTGCATTGTCAAATAGATCGCCAATTCCTTTTATAAAATTACTTAGATGCTCATACTTATTAATATCTATATTGTGTAGAGCTTCTCCAAAACCAGAAGCAAGTTCAAATACTTTAGATACCAGAGTTCCTATTGGTGAAGTAATATAAAGTATTACTCCTCCAAGTTTTAATCCCCAATTAATTAACTGTGCAAATATCTTTAACGCTACTCCAAGAACTTTAGCTATAGCAGCTATTGCTGTTGTAAATATCTTGAAAGTATTTTTTAACCTGTCGGTTGTTTTGTCATTAGATATTATACCCGAAGTTAAAATATCAAACAATTCTATTAAATACTGAATAGGATGAAAGTTTCCTTCTTTGAATGCCTCATATACTGCTTCACCAAAAGCTTTAAATATACCATAAATATGTTTAACTATTCTCCATAAAGAATCGAAACCTTTTCTCCAATCTTCAGTTTCTATAATTCCAATATGTATATAGTTGCATAAATTATCTATTGCATTTACAATCGTTTGAAGTGGATCTATTCCTCCGAATGTTTCATCGAAAAATTCTTTAAATGCTTTTGTAAAATTTTTGACATTTTTGTATACTGGACTAAGTGCATCTCTTATTCGTTTGAATGCATATCCTAATAATTCTGCATTTTTTGTAATCTTCTTAGATCCTTTATAGAATATATTAACAAAATTGAATATATAAGTATTAATATCAATCCAGTAATCTAAGAGTGATTCAGGAAATGCGAGTTTTATAGCATGCCCTATAGACTGCGCAAAATTAAAGGTCATCTGGAATATCTTAAAACCTGATTTAAGAAGTCTATATACTGCCTGCCATGCTTTCAAGACATCACCATTATCTTTAATATCAGTTAAAAATTTTGTAACTAAATTAACATCTTTTATTAACCATTTAGTAACAAATGTTGTTAATTTATCGCCTTCGCCATCTTTAAGTTTTGTTCCTGGTGCCTTTAATCGGCTAGCTACTGCACCAATAACGTCTTTATAAGCATTGAGCATTTTTACTATAGGGCCCTGATTTGCAATCAATGGACCATAAAATGCTTCACCAATTCTGCTGTATGAAGCTCTAATATTTCTAGAAACACCCTCTAATGTGTCATTGGCCTTTTTAGAGTTTGCCCAATATTTTTTATACATTATTTCGAAGAATTCGTCAGCACCTATTTTACCTTTAGATACTAAGTCTCTAACTTCTTCTTCTGTTTTTCCTAGTGCATCTCCAATATCAGCGGCAGCATTCATACCGTAAGTACTAAGCTGTGTTAACTGCATACCCATTAATCGACCATTACCAGCGATTGTACTAAATACATGTGCTATCTGTTCAAAGTCCTGATTAGTCTGAGCAGCAACACCTGATACTGATTTAAGAACCATACCCATCTGAGTAAGATCTGTTTCAGTATCTACTATATCTTTGCCTATTACTTTTTTATAGTCTATACCTGAACCAGCTAATACAGAAGCGGCTTTAGCAGCTGCATCCATACCATATGCGGTTCCTGTTACGGCATCACTAATAGAATTTTTAATTTCTTCCCATTGGATTCCGAGACCCTGAAGAGCAAATTTCGCTTTTTCAACGTTCATTGCTCTGTTCATACCACCGGATTTAATCTGAGCGACAACACCAGATATAGCCCCACCGATAGTGTTTGTAATAGCATCACCAATACTATTAATAGTAGCCATAATTGGTGACACTGATTTATCTACAGCTCCAACTACTTGTCCAAGCTGTGTCTGTATATTCTTTAATCCTTTTAATTGAAACGCATTCTGTAATAAATTGACAGAAGTTGTTACAGTGTCAAAGTTGAGTGATTTCTTAAGTTTTTCTATAGTTGTCAGGGAGGTCTTTACATTCTTTTCGAACTCCGCATTATTAAATTTTAGCTCGACAACTTTGCTATCGATAACTTCGCTCATGTCTTAAAAACCTCCCTTTTTAATGACTCACTAATTTCATCAAACACGGGTTGCATAGCTGGGTTTATGTAATCTCTACCTTCAACCCAAACACCTCTACTTGTTCCGTGCCCGTTAAATATCAAGAGAGCAACACATTGCCCGTTTTGTATATTAGTATTATACCATACTATTTTAGCATTTCCATTTAGGTCATGCTCAATTTTGTATTTCCAAGATCGTGACGTTAGACCAGTTCTTTTCGGAGTATTCTCTGCTAGCGCATCAACTCCAAGTTGCCCATATTTTTTTAAGATTTCATTTGCCGATTTTGAATCAACGCTTAGTGATTCACACCACTTTTGAAATCTATTGTATTCACCAATCTGTTCAATACCAATCATTTCTTTTTATCCTTTTGAATGTAGTTTTGCTCTACGAGCGGCATTTAATTGTGCATTCTGTCTCATAATCTGAGCCTGTGACATTTTCTTCTGAGGCTCGTTATGATTAGAACAAACTCTTAATAGAGTTAATAATCTAGAAATGTGCCAATGTTCAAACTCTATTGGAATCTGATTGGCAGCCATCCAGTAATAAATTATTTCACTTGTAATAATGTCTCTACTTGGTTTAGAACCTTTGTAGAATTTTGTAGCTGTCATTGGATCTTCGATATATTTTGTAATTTCTTTCATATTTTCATCATTTAAATACTTGAGTTTTGGTATATCTTCATCGTTAACACACATACATTCCAAATATAGTTGCATATCTTCGGCTGTTAGATCTCTATTTCCTATAAAATATTTGTGTGTTTTGGATTCCCATTCAGCTATAGCGGCCAACGAATGCTCTAATTCTATAGTTCCACCAGGTATTTTTATAAATTCATTAGTTTCTTCATTGAACATTTCTGATTCAACAAGTTCTATTTTTTTTCTAAAATTATTCATCTTTCTTCTCTAACAATGTTTTATCAATTGTTCCATCTTCATTCATAAATTTTTTAGCTTCTTTAGTAAGTTCTGCTGGCATTAATCCACTAATAAATTCAGCAGCTTTCTTTTCATCAGAAACTAATTCCATAAGTAATTCTGAATAAGCTTCTGTCTGCTTAAACTCTGTAGAAAGTTCTTCGGATTTAATAAATCTTCTACCATCATCCGATTTAACACCATATGCATTTAGGATAATATCCTGGAATATTTTAACAATCTTAGGTGTATCTTCTGTCTGAATAATTTTCTGAATTGCGTTATCTAATCCGCCTTCTGTACCAAACTGTAAATTAAAAATTTCGCCTTTGTTGAGATTGAAGTAAAAGTCTTCTGATCTCTGATTTCCATTGTAATCTGTATAATTGATTCTCTTAACTAACATAATTCATTCTCCTTTAACATTTAAAAATAAACGGGGGCCCACAAAAGACCCCCATTTTGAATCTTTAGTTATTCACCAGTTCTTATTGTGAACAGTACTGGTTTTGTAACCATTTCTTCTTCACCAACTCCATTTGGAGCGTACATAGCAGTAATAACTACTACTCTATTAGATCCATACTGATTAGGTAATGCTTCCATAGTTAATTTATTAGTATGGTATGCATTTACCTCTGTATCTTTTTCTGCATCTGTGGAAATATAGGATTCACCATCCTGGAATCCCCACCAGACTTTATTAGGATCGACGTAAGCTCCATCAGGTGCTGTTGGATCTATAGCTAGGGTTAATGTATCACCAACATTAATTATATAGTCATTAGGATTCTGTGATGGCATTTCGTCACCATTAGAATCTAATACTCTTATAGCTGTTGGATTAACCCTCGGTTGTGGGTGTAGTTACATTGACACCACATGTGTCTGAGTATGTTTTACCATCAACTGTAATTGTTGCCGTAATTGTAGCTGTACCGGCAGAAACACCAGTAACAACGCCATCAGCAACTGTAGCAACTGAAGCATTGTCAGTTGTCCATGTTACTTCTGAACCAGCAGGAACTGTTGCTGCTGTAATTGTTCCTGTAGCTTCTACAGCTACTGTTAAAGCTTTAGGATTTAATGTTACAGATGCTTCTGTTGGAGCATTGTAAAGTAATGCAACTACTTCGTCAGGTGTTAAGAACTTACCTGGCTTTGTTCCATCTCCGAATAATGTTGTTTCAAGAAGATTTCTCTGACCATCTGTAAGTTTAGTAACATCGATGTCTAAGTTACATGTTGACTTGCCACCTGAAACACGTATTTCAGATGTATTTACTTCCCAGCTAAATTCAATAGCTTCTGGAGATTCATTTTCTGTAGCATGTGATCTACTTGAAGGTGATGCATTACAGTTGTAGATAAGATGGATAATATAACCATAATCAGACTGTTCAATGTCATTACCTCTCTTTGTAGTAACACAGAAACCGAATTTCTGTCTCTTCTGCTGACCAATCTTAAGAGCTGGGCCAAGTGTTCCAGCCATAGTTTCATCTAAGAATGCACTACCATCACATTTAGCGAATGCATCTGGATATGTATATGCACCGATTGTGAATGCATACTGTTCTTTTGACATTAAGTTGAGATACTTCATGTCATCAGCATATAATGGATTAGCTTCAGCTCCTGATGGTGATTCTTCAAATGAAGTAAGACCATTCCAAGCCACACCATCTTCATATGTTCCGTCTGAGTTCATTGGATAAATAACTGCTCTTTCTACACCAGTCTCGTAGAAACGCTCGCCATCCTGATCCCAGTTAAGTGTAAAACCTGTTTTGCTAGGTGTTAACATGACTTATGTCCTCCTTTAATAATATAATACTAATTTATAATGGTACAAATCATCACTAATGAAGGTGTTCTCTACTCTGCAATATGGTAGATTTTCTTCCAATAAGTCATGAGTTGTATCAAAAATATCTTTTGTAATTACCGTTAGAGTATACTTTTTTCTTTTCATATATACTCCATTGTCGGCTCTTCTTGTGTGATTATTATCATATCGAATTACAATACATGGGTACTGTAACGTAGTGTTGGTTGGCGCCTTGCCGTAGACCGTGTATTTGGTTTCAGCACCCAAAATATCATAGATTCGATCAATTAGACTCACTAGAGTCGTTGAGGTTTCCATTCCATACTCCTCCTAATGTTAATATCAATCTAGGATACTGTACTTCTACACTTGTAACACGCCATTTAGTACCCATGTATGTAGCATACTGTATTGTGTGAAAGTTTCTCATGGCAAATGGAGTAGCCACGATGCTGATACTGTTAGAAATATCAACGCCTTCGTTAGGAGTATCAGAAGAGCTATAAATCTTCTTAGTATTTCTAATGAGATCACCATAGTGAACTTTTTCAACAATATCAGTATCCCATATACCTCTTTGGACTTCTGTCGTTACAACATATCCAACTTTTCCACTATATTTAGCCATGACTGCTCCTTTCTATTAGCCTTCTGTAACTTCTTCAGCTGGCTCTTCTGGTGTAACATTGTTACTAGCTGGTACGAAATTGATAGCGATTGCTGAATATGGTACTGTAAGAGCACCTGAGCATCTTGTTTCAATTAAGTACTTTTCTTTATTGTAATCAATATCAAAATCATCGAACATTGTTACAGAACCGCCATTGTCAGCACCTACATTGTAGTCTGAAAGGTTAACAATAATACCGCCAAATGTGTTAACAACACCATCCTTAGTAAATGTAGCGCCTTCTGCTACTGGAACTGTGATGATGTCTGAAACTCTAAGCTTTGTCTTAAGCTTATCTACTGATTCGTAAAGGTCTCTGCCGATACCATCTTTCATTAAGAGCATATCTGTAAGTCTGTCTTCTGTTGTGAAGAGAACTGGAGAACCTGAACCCTTGTAATCCTTTCTAGCTCTGATAGCTGTCTCAATAAATGCTTCAGCATTCTTCTGAGCTGAACCCTTGTCAACAATTGTCTTTGTGATAGTGTAAACTTCGCTATCTTTCCATACTGGTCTGATGTTGTCTTCCTTGATCTTGTCATCATCAAGAACATCTCTACCATCACCGATAAGGATTGCTCTAGCTAATTCCTCATTAAGCATAATTCTCATTTCTGCTTTGAGGTAAGCTACTACATTGAAATCTGTAATGTCAAGGATGTCATCTCTATCCATTGCCTGTTTCTTATAGATAGTCTGTGGACCAGTCTTTCTCTTAAGAGCTGTGATTACTTCTTCTTTCTTTAAGTGACCTTTGATGTAACCCTTAGCTCTAGCTTCATCAGCTGTAATGTTAGCATGAACTGACTTAACTAATGAGAATGGTGTATGATGTGTTGCACCTAATACTCTGTCAACCCATGTTGTGTCTCTCTTAATAAGAGATGGTTCGTTTGAAATTGCCTTAGCATCTGGGAAGAGAACGTCAATATTTTCGATACCATGCTGTAAGCATGACTCCTTAAGTGTTCCGTATCTCTTCATGTCGCTGAATACTGCTTCCATATCAGCGTGGCTTAATTCATCTTCATAGTATCCTGCTTCTTCACCAGCAAATACTGAATGTTTCATGTTTTCATCCTCCTGATTTCCTTTTGTTGCTTCTTCTACTGCAGCGCCTACAATAGCATAAACAGCTTCCTGCTGCTCTTCTGTCATTGCTTCAAATACTTCTTTAGGACTTGCCATTTTAGAATCCTCCTTATTTTCTTCTGATTTTGAATCGTCTGAATGTTTGATTTCTTCTTCATCTTTTTTATCTTCTTCAGACTCTTCTTCTTTTGTTTCTTCTTCAGACTCTTCTTCAGATTCTTCGGATTCTTTCTTTTTCTTCTCATCCTCTTCATCTTCATCGTCTGAGTGACGTAATACTAATGCTTCATCAGTGTAGATGTCTGCTTCAGTAAAGTCGTCATCTAAGAAATCGCCATGTGACATGACGTATTCTATTTTAGCTCCTGGATTTGCACCAGCGAGTACCAAGCTTACCTCTCTAATCATACCGTGAATAACTTCAGAGCCTGAATGCTGTAAGTGGTTAGCATAGATTGAAAGATTTGTAATGTCTCCATGCTCAAGCATGATTTTAGCTTCCTTACCCTTCTCTGTAGAGTTAAGGTAGCCGTAAGCATACACACCATCTTCTCTGTTTTCCAAGTCAGCATGTCCAATAACAGCTCTAATGTTACTGTGATCATGATTGTAAACTAGAGGTACTGTTACTCCATCACATTCTGCGAATGCGTCTTTTCTTATAATTCTTCCGTCAGCGCATCTAATGTCATTCTTAGTTGCCCAACCGGAGAAATCATAATCATTCTTCTTCATTTTGACCTCCATCTCCTTGATTATTCATAGTTTCATCTGTTGATGCAAATGTCTGATCGGGAGATGCATTAATATTTTTATTTCTTAATTCATCAGCCTGTGGTGCATCAATAGGTCTCTTGCCGATAACCTGACGCATTTCATTAGATGACATAATTTCATTTCTAGTGAACTTGTCAGCAATATCAGCTAATTTACTAACAGGAACAAGCTTGAATGGATCATTAAAGAAGGCTATTGTCTGACCTTGTGTTCTTGCTGTTTTAGTTAAGAACTTGTAAGTCATGCCATCTGTAATTGCTGTAACGATTGGAACAACTACTCTATTGAGGTAATTGGTCATCGTTTCTTCATTTGCTGTTCCATTAAGTATTTCATCTGTAATACCCAACTGTGTCATAAGCTGTTTAGTTAAATATTCAATCTGTTCTAACAAATTGTTATCGATCGGTCTATTCAACTGCACAATTTTTTCAGTAGCATCAATATAACCAATACCGTATTTTGAATCGGACAATTGCTTTTCCAAATCTTTTTTTCTTTCCTCAGCTTGCTGTTTTCTAAGTTTACCTTTAATTGTGTAAGGAACCTGGAATAACAGATTTAACTTACCAGAACTAGCTTTCTCGTCTACACTGTCAAGTAAAGATAGCTTATGCGTAAGTCTTTTAGCTGTGGAAGTCGGTTCGTTCATTATGTAATAGAAAGGATTTTCGATAATAGCTGTTGTAGCTTTAGGAACTGTAATTTCCTCATATTCGCCTTTGGTATCATTCCAAATTCTAACTCTTACATAATCGGGATACCACTGTAAAATCTTTGCAACTCTCATGTCTAATACATCGAATGCTAAATTATTGTAAATGTTAGCTGTTGTATTAGTTGGCACAATTGCTATGCATCCTTCATCTAATAATGAGATAACAACATCAGTAATAAACGCTGTTGCTGTTTGGTCCTTATTAGCCATTCCAGATACACAGAAATTTAATCCATCTTTTATGTCTTCTAGGTATCGTCCTTCTTCATCTTGTCTAATATGTCTAAACTTCATAGCAGCACAGTCTAGCGCAATTCTGTTATAGACTGTATTAATTATTGTTCTATCAGACCCAGTGATGAGACGATGCCTATTTGGCATATCTGAATAAATATTACCATAATGGTATTCATTTCTAGGATGGTCCCTTCCAAAGAATACTGTCCAACCTTTTTTAAATCTGTCTAATACTGACATCTTTATCTCCTTTTAAAACACAGGATAATATAGGAGTAGATTAAAACTAGTCTATACTATTCTGCTAATTTAAGGTGACTATAAGATTCTTGAGCAATCTAAACTAGTAATATCTTATAGTCAAGGCAGAATGATTTATGCATTTAAAACTAGTATGTTCTGCCTATATAAATAATAGAAATACTTTAAGATAATTAAAACTAGTAAAAAAAATGTATTTCTATGATTTAGCTGTTTTTGATTTTACTTCTTTAAGATCTCTATTTAATTTAGCATTTTTACTATCTAATAGATTACTAACTAATCTTGATCCAACAGCTACTGTTGCACCAGATGCTAATACACCAACTGCTCCACCAACTCCAGATCCAAGTACTGATGCTACAATACGTGATGGATGGAGTGTAGCGCTTCCATATGTTGTTTTATAGTAATCATAGAGGCTTTTTATTGCCATACCGGTTCTGGCAGCCGCTACACCACCATATATAGGTGCAACTCTTTTAGCAACTTGCCATGATGCATTTCCACTTCTTCTTGTAAAATCTGCAGCATCTTCATTTTTAGCTATTTTTGATTCTAATCTTCTCTGTTTTCTACCATAATGAATATATCCTTCTGGAGTTAAAGAACCGTCAGGATTCTGCCATCTTCTTTTACCCCAACTCTGACCCATTATCCCAAAGTGATAGAGTTCATCAGGTGAAATATCGTCTAAATCACTATGTTTGACTTTAGTTTTTGTTGCTGATCTATTTTTTACATATTTTGTAGCGGCCATATATCCTAATCCGGCTAACATAGCAGCACCGCCAACTACTATTGGAGCTGCCACACCGACTGATGATAAAGCCGGTAATGCTAATGCTTTTTTTGCTGCTTGTGCACCAAGTATTCTAGCAACACTAATTCCTGCAGCTGGATTTAATCCCGATTGTTCAAAAGACTTTGCTACTTCGGACTGTGTTGTTGCTTTATTATAATATTCTGCTCTTTTTAAGTAACTATCTTTTTTAGCAGCTATTATACCAGCATTTACTAAACCAGCACCAGCAACAGTAGCGCCTACTCCAATAGCTATTTTGGCTCTTTTTCTACCAACACCATAATGTTCTCTTCCAGCTGGAGTTAAAGAACCGTCAGGATTCTGCCATCTTCTATGACCGTGTTTCTGACCTTTTACACCATGGTGGCATAATGTACTTCCATAACTATTGTACAGAAGTGTATAATTATCATTGTACATAGTTATTTTCCTTTCTTTTTTTAATTGCTTTATAGGTTCCGTATCCTATTAATCCTAGTCCAGCTAATGCCGCCGCTCCGCTAAGTATAGGAACAGCTAAAGTAGATAAACTCTTTGCACTTGCTAATGCTGATGTTGCATGTAGTACATCTCTAGTAGCTTGGTTTCCGTTAGCAATAATTTTATTAGAGTCATATCCTTGTTTTATTCTAGTATCATAGTCCAAACCTAGCATTTCATTAATTCGATTTTTTCTTATTACTTCTATTCGCTTTGCTTCTTCTAATGCTTTTTCTGCTTTGGATATATTTGCTTTTCTAGTATCATAACTTACTTTTGAAATTATACTTCCGCCAACAGATAAACTAGCTCCTATTTTTGCAATCTTGGCTGGTGTAAAGTAATTATCTACTTTCCTTCTAATCTTTTCACCAACACCATAATGTTCTCTTCCGGCTGGAGTTAAAGAACCATCAGGATTCTGCCATCTTCTATGGCCATGTTTCTGACCTTTTACACCATGGTGACATAATGTACTTCCATAACTATTGTACAGAAGTGTATAATTATCATTGTACATAGTTATTTTCCTTTCAGCTTAGATATAGCTTTCTTTCCAAAATATACTCCGGCAGCTATTGTTCCTGCAGACAATATAACAGTTGTAGCCCTTGTCCCAGTCCTTCTTGCTGATGAGTATTGCGCTCTTTTTTCTCTAGCTCCGAGATATGAATTTTCAGCCTGTTCACGATTAGCTTTAGCCCAAATGTAATCAGTATCTTTATTTTTCCATTTTTTAAGGTCTTTTTGTGCTTTTGCAACATAATTATCATCAGAATACTTATTAATGACATTATCAACAGCATATTTTCCATCTGTCATATAGCCTTTTAAAGGTTTATAAGGGTTAAAGTCTTTATTTTTTTCTTTTTTAGTATCTTTATAATTTTGTTTAGCTATTTCATCTTCTGCTTTTTCAGCATAATATTTAGCTTTATCGCCCGAAGCTTTTGCAGCTTTAGTTTCTGCTTTTTCTTTTTTGTATTCGTGTTTGGCTGCTTTTTCTCTTTGCTTTTGTTCTTTTCTGGAAGGTTTTTTATTATCTTTTACTTCTCGCCATTCAACATCAATATAGTCATCATGACCGTTTGAATTATTATACGATGATGAGTTGCTTTCACCATTATAACCGATTCTTGGGCGATCTTCAACATGGTATTCATTTAGCTTCTTTTTTCTTTTAAATACGAATCCTACGGATGTACCAGTTGCAAAACGCCCGAGAGCATCATGGTTTTTGTTATAGTGATATAATTCATCACTATACGGAGTTATACATACTCTCATTGGTTCCTCCTTTATAAGAACATATCTTTACATTCTTTGTATGCGACTAATGCATCCATCATAGCAGACACATTATCTATTTTGTGTTCATATCGTTTCTTTAATAGCTTTCTGTTTCCATTTGTGTCTTCTATTGTTATAGCATTACCCATAGTAAAGCTCATTATAGATTCGTCAAATAACAATTTTCTATCTGTTGCTAGTTTCTTAAGTTCTCCTAGTGGAACACTTTCTGTTCTAGCTCCTTGCCTTACCTGAATAATACCAAATGGTCCATTCTCGCTTTCCCATCGTTCAATAAATGATTTAGCGTGATATGGGTCATATCCAACAGATCTTACGTCATACTCATTTTCTAGTATGAAATTATCAAGGTCGTCATATACCTCGTCAAGATCTATGATTGTACCTTCGAGAACAACTAATGTATTCTCTTTCATGAATTGCTGATACTTTTGATACATAGCAAGTGGTAATTTCTCATAGCTTGACGAAGATATATAACTTCTAGTTTTAATCCCAAAAGAACCATCGGGAAGTGGAAACATAAATGTAAATGCGCAGAAGTCATCACCCTGAGATAAGTCAATACCCATAGAGCATGGCATCTGCCAGAAGGAACGTTTCTTATGCAACTGAATATCTTCAAATGTAAAGAAATACGTATAACCTTCCAGCGGAATACCAAAACGTTTTGCGAGTATATCATTTCTAACAGAGGGATTCTGTTCTGCACGTACTTTATCTAATTCGTAAGTTTCATAACTTACAGTTTTACCAAGATTAGGCTGTGCTTTAATCCACATAGAGGGATCATTTACTTCATTAATATCATCTAATCTATAATACCATATAGATACGTGGTCATTTTCGTAATCGCCACGTAAAATATTTAATAGTTCCAGTTTGATAGTGTCACCAACACCATTTCTAACTGTACCTTCAGAACTAACTGCAATTATCACATAGTCTGTATCTCCTGGGTCACCTTTAGCTGCACCCTGCTCCAAACAACCTATTACATCTTCATTAATATCACAAGATAACCACTCGTCAACTGTAGCACACTTAATTCTCCAACCCTGAAGTTTTTCAATAGACATAGGTAGTGTTATTATTTTTGAGTTTGTACTATAATTCATGATGCCTTCTTTTGTAGAACATAACTGTGGCCTATTAGCTCTGTTGCCAGTTGTGTTCTGAAGACTTCCTCTAGTCCAAACTTTAAAAAACGGACCTCTAGCTTTTGTTATGCTAGTTCTTATTGGGTCCATAACTTCTTCAGACTGTTTCATTGTTGGTGCTGTAGTTATACCGAGTGTGGTTTTTGGGTCGATGTTTAAAAAGTAACTTTGTAAGAATGACTCATATAGCGATTTAGCAGCTCCTCGGGCAACTATTAAATATTGTTTAGTAATTAGTCTTTTCTTGATTCTTTTTGGTCTATAAACCTCAAGTTTAGGATCCCAAACAGTAACCGTAATAAAATAGTACCATCCAAATATTTCTTCAGCCCACAATTTAAATGTATCTAGTAGGTGAACTGGGTCACCATTAGTTAATGTAAGCTCTGATTCACAGTATTCTATGAAACCATTTACTGCTTTGTCATCATAGTAATATTTGGGATTTGCTATTAACTTATCGATTCTGTTCATCTCCATTGAGATTTCTTTACAGACCGGTATATCTCCTCTTAACACGGCATCTCTAAACATGCCATAATAGATTGGCACAGCTGTATTAGACAATGCCATAGTTTTTCTCCTTATTCTTCAGGCTTATTATTTATAGCATAGATTCTCCATTCTAGCTCTTTAGCCTGTTCTTCATATGCCTTAACAATTGTGCTACTTGCGGGAGGATCGAAGAACAACCTAACCTTGTTATATACGTACTGCTTAGAAAGCTGACGTATATCTGTCTCCGGAATTAGTCCTTCCCATGTAGTCTCATAACCGTCAATAGTCTGAGCACTATCGATAGCTCCAATCTGGTATAAGAACCCTAAAGTTGTATCGATAGCAATCGTAATATCTTTGTCAAAAGCATCGTCTTCTTTAATTATACCTAATTGCTTCTTAACATCTTCTAAAATACTGCTCATATTTACCTCCATGGACAAGTATCGTTTGGTGTTCTTATAACTGGGTTAACAAAATCAATCCAGTCTTTGTCACCGTAGTGAATCGCATTGTGAGTGCCTAGCGATACAGTTATCAAGTAATCTGGATTGGTTAGTATCTCTGTTCTGTTAATAATATCATCAGCAGTTATAGGATTCATGTGGTGTATGTAAGGAACTCCTGTAATATCATACCCGAGCAATCCTAAGTCGCATCCGAAATCTCTGGTAATGACAAATCTTCTGATCTCTTTCCATTCTTCAGATGCATAGAACTTCTGGTTTAAATATCTGTCTTTACCAAAAGTTTCGTCTCCAACTTTACCATCAAGTTTAAGGTAATTAAACCTTTCCTCAAAAGTTTTAAATAACTGTATCTCCTGATATGTCTTCAGTATCTTCACCTTGGTATCTCCTTATAGCAGATATAGCATCTTCGTATAGTTGCTTAATATCTTCACCATTCTCAATAGCTTCAGTCTTCGCTTCTGTCAACTTATGCTGACTTTTCAACATTTCAAGCTCCAACTCATACTTTTTTGTACCCATTCTTAGCCAATGAGTAATCTCTGATGGTGAAGCAGTACCATCTTTTAGCCTCTGCCTCGATAAATCCATGGCTAAAGACACCATTTCATTATTGTAAGCCTCAGGACTGACATAATTAATATCAGTTTCAGTAGACTTATTGACACTTTCTTTCTTACGTGCCATAGTTTCACCTCACTTATTAATCACTTCTTAATACTTCAACATCATTTTTTACCCCCGGAGAAATTTTAAAGACCGCCGCGATAGGGGGAGGGGGATAGTTTTTTCGAGACCCCCCAGAGGGGGTAGTTTTTCCATGATTATGAATCACAGGGGACTCTATAAAACATAGAAAAACTAAGTGAATATTGAAGAAAAGAGCATAACCAATGATTTTTCATTGATCAACACACAATTTAAAATAATTAAATGAACTTTAAACTTTTGGAAATGATTTATTATACAATATTTTTTGTTTTTATTGTTCATTTAACTAAATTCAGTTTTAATTAGTTTTTGTTTTATTACTAAAATTGTAATTTGTTTAATGTTTAACAAAAAGCTTTAAAGTTAACACAAACTAAATAAGAAACTAAAATTAATCTATACTGATTCGGAAGGAATGCTATATATGTGTATATAGCTAGGTTTACATGACGTTCATATTGGGTGAATGTATGCTTTGTATTGTGTTATTTATGTTAACTTTAAAGCACGAAATAGTAACTTAAATTCGTAAAGCCGCAATTGAAATTGGTTTAATTTTAGTTGTTTCTTTAACAGCAATGTATTTTCCTGTTAAATCGTTGTCAACAACGTCTAAAACCGCATTATTATTAGCTTCTAATTTTTCAACTTCTGAAAGTTCATCTGATGAATAGAAATACCGAGCATTCAAGTTTACAGTATTATAACCGTGGTCTCTATCATACTCTAGCCAGAAGTCATGTTCTGTTGCTGGATTGAAGGGATTGTCTAAAGTTGTAAGAAACAACCAACCTTCAGGATAATTAAGATTATTCTCGGCCATATAATCCCTCCTTTTTGTAATTTGTATTCATATAATCTATACCCCCTTCTACTTCTTAGCCTGTATAGTGGATACAGATATATTAAGAGCTTCACTAACTTCCTTGATAGTGTAACCTCTTGCCAGCATGTTTCTCATTCTGCTAAGCTTAGATGCAGGTATCTCACCTTTAGTACTAGGGACTGCTAGTTCTCTAAGGTATTCGGAATCTAGTCTATCCATAAGCTCCTGGATGGTGGTCTTATTAAGAGCTCCCTTATTAACAGCTTCCCATTCTCTAGGAGTTACTTTTAATTCGGGTCTCTTACTACCTAAACGAGATCTAGTACCAGCTAGTGCCTGAGTTTTTATTTTCTTTTTCTGCTCTTCTGATACACTATCCCATCCACCATATTCGTCAATCTTAGCTCTAACTATATATGCAGCCTGTCTTTGAGCTTCTCTCTCAATAGGAGCATATTTTCTTTGTTCAGCTAGTTTCTGTTTAATTGAATCTACTTCAGCAGCATATTCTTTGACAATATCTTTATTAGTCTTAATCTCTTTTGCAGCTTTTAAAGAATCTAATCTAGCTTGATTAGCCATGGCTTTAAGACTATTAGCATAATCAGCATAAACTATTTCCTTTGGATTAGCTGATGGATTATCATTTCTTTCCCATTTTCCAGTTTTTGAATTATAAGACTTTGTGGATATCAAGTCATATGCATCTTTAACAGATTCCATCTTTTTCTTTTCAACTTTAGCAGGAACCCATTCACCTGTGCTTTTATCAAGTTTCATGTTTGGTGATGCTTTTAATTTGTATTCACCAGTTTTAGGGTCAATACCACCAGTTTCTGGATAGTCAACAACTTGAATAGGTCCTTTTGCTCTACTAACGATGGTGCTTGCGCCACCTTGTGCTTTGCCTTGGTATTTTTTATGAAGCTCAGCAATTCTATAATCTTCTTTAGCCTGGCCATAGTCAAGCTTATGTTTAAGTGCATCAATAACAACCATGGAATACTTAGTAGCTCTAATCATTTCATCATCAGTAGCGCCACCAGATAATGTCATATCTGTTATCAAGTTAGAACAGATGCCCATCTGCATATCTCTGTCTTTCTCTTTTGTCATCATTCTCTTAGCAGCATATTTTTTGCCATCAATGACATATTTACCATTAGGGTCTTCTAATGCTTTGTATTCTTTTGTATCGAATGTTAATAATTCTTTATATGGGTCTCTGTTGTTTATTTTATTATTCTTTGTTGGAATGACAACAACTGTATCACCATCAAAGTCAGCACCAGATAGCTGAGTTGCAACAGTTGGATTAATGCCTACAGCATCCTCTGACGATGGTGTTACAATCTTTATGCCTTCCTCATTCTTGTTATTAACCTTAAGTCTAGGAATTTCAAACAATCCAGCACAAGGATATCTAACAAGAACTACTTCTTCGCCCTGCTTATACTGAGGAGCATATATTTCATTATCTTTTAATGAGTTTACAGGTAATATAACCTTAGTAGACTGATTAGGTAATGCAGCACCTCTTAATTCATAAGCAGATTTATCGCAACCATCACCAAAATCTTGTAACATCTTTTGTCTGATTGCTGGATTTTCAATTTTCTTAATATCCTCAAATTCAGATTTCTTTTGGTCTAACATCAAGTCAGTCTGTTGTTTAACTAACTTAACATCTTGTTTACTAAGAAACTGTGATGGTAAATCTTTACGATATCCAAACCATTCGCCTTGAGGTTTTACAATATTAACTGGTGATAGTTTTTCTTCTCCATTATCATCTTTGTAATATCTTTGGCCAACAGCCTCATTTAATACTGCACCAAATGGATTATCTTTATCAACTTCACCAGTATTAGTTGTTTTAAATGCTTTAAAAACATCAGAATCAGGAGAACCTTTTTTCTTGTTACTATTGTACACAATATCATAGCCATCAGGAACATCATCTGATAAGTATGCCATACCTTTCATATATTCCTTATTATCAACAGCTATTCTTACCTGAGCATATTGTTTTCCAGCAAGGTCTAAATCTTTAACACCTCTACGAATTTCAATAGTACCATCTCTATCAGCTCCGCCTTCTTCTTTGTATCTTACAAGAACTCTTTTTCTATCAACAGATGTTGGATACTCTGTTTTATACCATGTGTCTCCACAATCTGTAGTCTGATAGTCATCGAATGGCTTAATCTTTTCCTGGTTCTTGTAAATATATTGTTTATCAATACCTGGTTTAGCAAGAATTTTAGTATTAGTCTTTTTTCTATAATCAGCTACTTGAGATATCTTAACATTATCATAAAAGTATCCTTCATTCCTTAATATAATGCCAGCCTGATTTAATCTTGTTTCACTAATACCATCTAACTTACTAGAACCGTCAACGGTACCTTTACCAATATCAATTATTTTTTTCTTGTCAACTTCTTTTCTAAGAACGTTAACAGTATTAAATAATTTACTATTAGCATCTTCCTGTGATTTCTTTAATATCTTTCTTACATTACCTTCAGTCATACCAACAATATTACCAATTTCTGTATTAGTCATTCTTGGATGTTCTTTCTTAAGAAGTCTAACCTGATTATAATCATTTGTCATCTTAAGAGCTTTCTGGTATGCAAGCATGGTATCTAATTCATTTCTTGGCATCTCCATTTCTTTAGCGATGGCTGTTTTATTAGTACCATATTTTTCTTTTAATTCTAAATATCTAGTTCTAAAGTTTGATGAATGCTGATAAGGCTTAGAACCAGAGCCTTGTCTGTAACGACCCGAGCCATTAGGGTCTCCATCGTACATCTGTGGTGTTCCCACATGGTATAATTCATCAGTATACATGATAACCCTCCTGTTCTCTAATCTCTGTAATAATCTTATCAGCTTCTAGCATTCTATTCATAAAGTCAACGATTTCTTCTGGTTCAGGATTTTCAATAATTACTTCATCCTGCCAATATAAACGTAATTCAAATTCAATAGTAGTTGGGTCAATATAGTTTATCAAGCAATATAAACCAGCGTAAATCTTTAACTGATCCATATGTACTTTTCCAATACCTGTTTTTAAATCATGTATTCTAAGAAGCTTACCATCGAATGATAAAGCATCAGCAGTTCCAAATAAATTATCAGACCACTTTAAAAGCTTCTCAGGTTCCATCTTATATTTGATGGCATCATTTACATACATGTTAAATGTCTTGTGTAAATTTTTTTGTACTATTCTTTCAGATATCAAATCTGCCGCAATAGCATGTAACTTAGTTCCACGTTCTACATTCATATAGTTGTAGAATGCTTTTACTAACTTCTCTTTGTCATATCTAATCCAACTAAATTTAGATGGACTAAGAAAGGCATGATCAGTTGGTGTGTTTGAAGTACTCTTCAAGTTCATTAATAACTACCTCCTCATTCTCAGGGAATATCAATCTACCAAAACCGCCAGACTCATTGATTGCATCTAAATAATATTTCTGATTAGGTTGAATATTAGCATTCTCACTAATCTTTACTTCTAGCATTGCATACTTGTTGCTATAAAATACACTTAAGTCTGGTACTCCCTGAAGATAAGTTGGGTCATTCTTTAATATCATGCATCCTTTAAACCTGTCTTCAAGTCTAGTGATCAACTTTCTCTGGTAATCTCTTTCCTTCATGTTTCTATCCTCCAATATCAAAAACAAAGAGAATTGGGCACATTTTCCCTCTTCTCCTATTATAGACGATGTTTTTTGAACGGACTAACTTTTTGAGAAAAAAAAAATAGCCCCATGTAAATATCACGAGGCTATGATTAACTATAATGCCTTATATGTTTCTATATACTGTTTCTTTAATTTAGGTTCTCCCATTTCTTCTTCTAATTCTTTTGGTGTATCTATAAAAGTGTTTTTCCAATTATCATAACATATTGATGCATATTTAAATATTTCATAACTTGCTTCCCATCTAAGTCTTTCTTTTAATAAATCATTTCGTGCAAGTAATTTAACTTCATATTTACCAGTCATGCTATTTCTATATAATCTAATTAAAACATAACACCATTTACCTAAATGATACTCTTCTTTTCTAATAAGTTCCTTTTTCATTTTAAAATCCTCCTTTGAATATAAATTTGACATTATTGTCTTATTATAGAAAAAGGAATTATTACGAAAAAAAAAAGAGACCTACGTTTGTAAGCCTCTCTAAAACAATTACATATTTCTTTGTCTAACACAGTCAGCTATTACAACTGACAATATTGTTACAACTGCAAATATCAAGTCTAGTACGTTCATATCTCTATATGGTTCTGTTGGTAGAACTTTCGCTCTTTCAACTGTCATATATATCAAATATATCCATACACTAATTCCTGAAACTATAATTACCAATTCAGATAACCATTTTCTAAATTGTCTTTTGCATCTAATTTCTGTGTAATTCACAGTAGTTCTAATCATTTCATTCATTTCTTCTCTTGAAATTTCTTTTGTCTCAGTTTTCTCATCTTGAAATTCTGGTTTCTTATTCCAATCTGCCATATTCGGCACCTCCTTTTATTAAATTTTAGATGTTTCCACCTTATAAAAATAGATGTTTTTCATACGAATATCCACATTTTACCCTATTTTTTACAACATTTCACCATATTTCCCTAAAGTGGGCCATTTGGCCCGGGACACTTTGGTTTTAAAAACTTTTTAGAAAAAACGTTAATTTTTTAAAAGTCTTTGAAAAAAAGTGGGCCAAGTGGGCCAAATTATCTATTTTTTCTCTTTTTTCTTAAAAAATAGGTAAAAATATATAAAAATAAGGCAAAAATAGCCATTTTTTACCGATTTTTACTCAATTTTTGACGATTTTTTCACCTCGAGTGGGACACTTTTACCCTCCAAAAGTGGGCCAAAAGCGGGCCAAACGCCCAAAAGTGGCCCATTTTCACTAAAATTTACCAATTTTTCACAAAAATCACATCACAAAAAATCCACAAAAAGCAAAAAAAGTGGCCCAAGTTTTTAGTTCGAGCCACCAATTTTTACTATTTTTTAATAAAGTTTACCTTCATCTCGTAATTTTTTTACTCTGTCAAGTGATTTTTCTGTTAGGCTTCCATCTTTTTCACATTCAAATGCTATCTTTACTGGCGTATTATGTATATTTACTAATATAAATTCATAATATTTTCCTTTAGAATACCTAATTTTGCCATCAGTTTTGCATTTTATCCATGTATTTTTAATTCCAGCCATAATATCACCTCCTTCTTATTATAATAGAAGGAAAATATACGATTCGTAGCTACGTAAACCCAGGTTTCTACCAATTAACATAAACATCAATGGTGCCGTAACTACATCCACTATCATATACCTTCGCAGGCCCTAAAGATATCATTAATTTAGAGCCTCTTGCATAGAATCCTGGATTCGCAGCGACAACAATATATCCATCTTTATCTCTTACTGTGCCGTCATTGGCTACATGTCTACCAGGAATGCTTAATCCTCCTCCTGGAAGTACACGCTGACTATAATAGGTTTCTTTGTGCCCATTGAATCTCACAACTCCATTCATTTTATTTAATCTATAAGATGTTATGTTATAAGCAGATTGAGGATGTAGTACAACACCATTGAATGTCTTTATCTTATTTAATTGTTTTCTAATTTTTCTTCTAGATTTTAAATATCTTTTGTATTTTTTTCTGTTCTTTTTAATCCTTTCTTTAGTATTTTTGAGTCGCTTTGTAAATAAGTCCGTATCAAAGTGCTTAAAGCGTAAAATATCTTTTTTCAATTGTTTAACGTACTTACGGTCCTTATGTACGCTGCAACGGATACTAGCAATCTTCATAGAAACAGTATTATAACGTTTCTGTAGTTTTGTGTATTCATCTCCATGTACACAGCTTGGAAATATTATACATAAGATTAGTGAAATTGTTAGTATCTTTTTCTTAATACTCATAGATCACTCTCCTTTAGTACTCCTTACATGGTTTCGGGATTGCATCTGCAACAATTCCTATGTCGTCACCTACTAGAGTTTTATGTTCAGGTTCAATTTCTTGATAATAATATCCGCATACTTTATCAGTGAAATCATCGTACTCACTACCTACCATACCTTTAACACCTGCATATAATGTGCATAACTCACGAATGCAAATATATGGAATCTTATATGCTGAAGCTACTTCTCTTTCTATACGACAACCACTATAATAACGATCTTCGCAATCATCAAATACTACTAAGTCAGCGTCTGCCATAAGACTAACACTATGGCCAAGCATAGCTACAGAGCCTTTCTTCTGAAGCTCCTCATCTTTGTTAATAGAGTCAATAAATTCAACATCCTTATTGAAAACCTCTACTAACATCTCACAAATCTGGTCTCTCCTTTCCTGAATTTGTTCAATTGTTCTGCCTCTCATAGGCTGTGAAATAAATACTCTCATTTAATCATCCTCCATAAAATATTTAAATTTGAAATTCTATATGAATTATCTATTAAACAGTAATAGCACCAATCATGTTTCATAAATAATCCTTTTACTGTAAATGTAACAATATCAAGTTTCCCACATTTGTCACAATAATTAATTGTTTTACTACCAATGATTTTCAATTAATTACCTCCCTTTAAAAATAACAAATATATGAAATACATCTTTATCAGCACGAACTTTAACTGAAGTACTTTCTTTGAAGTTGACATTATTATCAACTGTCGCTACGAAATGACCTTTTATTTCATACTCATCAGGAATATCTTTTAATTCCTCTTTTAACTCACCTACAGTCATTTAAATAACCTCCTACCTCACTATTCTTCGCTGAAACTCAATAAGCACTTGTTTATAGCACCTATTAATTCACTTCCTTTTACTGTATATCTTTTCCCATCTACTTCTAATTCAACCATTGTACTTTTGTAATTCCACGCATTGTGAACTTTGATGTTTGATTGTGTCGGATTAGAATAATCATTTATCTCACAGGTTACTTTCATTAAATCACCTCTAATTTATTAATCTTATCATCACCACGCATCATTAGATCAAGTATTCGATGGCATAGTTCCGAAGATATATATGAAATATATTGGTTTCTATAGTCCTCATCTTCTAAAGCATCTATAGTCACGCAATGCTGAATTTTATATTCGGTTCCTTTATAATAGAAACGTATTAATAAATTTATATGGTTTGTATTCATCCAATATTGTTTTTTAATACTAACATACGGATGGACAGAATATATATTAGTTATAATAGTATCTAACCAAAGATCATATAAATCAAGATTTATCTCGTGATCCATTCTTAGCCCTCCTTTATTTATATATTACAAATTTCAATATCAATAATAGTATAATGGCAATTAGTGTAGGTATCCATGCAGGTGCAAGTACCAATACCCAACTCCAATTAATTACTTTACATAACTTTAATACTATAAATGCTATTGTTAATAATCCACAAAATCCAATTCCACCACTTGAGTTATTCTCCATTATCTTAAACCTCCTTTTCATCCATTACTGCATTGCAATTTGGACATCTTTTGTACATATTAGGAAAGAGAATTTTAAAACAGCAGTCGCAATTCTCGCATCTAATAATGTTTTTATGCTTTCTCCAATGGCTATGAATATCAGGTGGCATTTCAATTACTACTTTCATTAGTTACCTCCTAACAAAAATCTCTTACCTTAACTTTAACAATTATTCTATTACCCTGTCTATTCATATCTTATTATCTCCTTTCAACCAAATGAGACATCAAGGAGTAAGCATACTCGTCAATGTCTCTATCTGATGCTTTCTTTGGGATTGAAACATCTAACGTATAATCAATGTCTTCGCCATCCCAAGATACACCCATGATAACATATTTTCTGAATAATCCGTAGGTCATGTGAAATATCACAGGTCTAGCATCGTCATATATTGGACTTTTTCTATAATATTTAGCTACAGGAGCTACAAACTTATAGAAAACATCTTTATTTAATTTTTTAAACTGTCCACAAGGTTTAGCATTAGAATTAAGAACACTTAACTCATCACCATCCTCGTAGTAAGCTCTCTTTAAGTTTTCTAATATCATTTAATCACTCTCCTTTGGTTTTTTAAAATAATCTTCAATATCAAACCACTTATCTTCTATAATATTTCCAATTATACTTATAGAACTACCCCATCCATCTGATTTAACTCTACAATATTTACCAACTAGATCTTCCCATTTTTCAACTCCAACGGTATCCATTATATGCATCATGGCAGTAAGTCCTTTATCTGTAGCATCAAATTTATCGGAGCCTAAATATCCATGCCCTATACAGATGCCACCATAGCAACAGCCTCCTCCTGGCAATTTTAAGTGTAACCAAAATGTCAAACATCCATGATCTGCCATTGATATAGAAACATCTTCTATTTTAGCATTTAAAATTTCCATTTAATCACCTACTCTCTGACATACTTTATCACTATTTAACTTAATAAATTCTTCAAGTATTTCATCTAGTTCTTTCTTAAGTTTCTCATCTTTAGGATCTACTCTACCAAATGCTAAATCAGAAATATCAAATATACCAAGTATTTCAATATAAGATTGACCTTCGCACCAATCCCAAGTTTCACTATAATCATCAGCGGTGCCACACTCTAACAAATATACTATAGCATCTTCATCAGGATTAGTCTTAAATTCATAATAACTATATCCGTATCTCATTGTAACTACCATTTCTGATGGCGAACAGACAACATTTGTTTTATCTAAATAAAATTTAATAATATCTGGAATCAAGTCCCATCCAGAGTATTTAATAGTATCTTTTAAATGTAGTATCATTTAATCATTCTCCTTTAAAATCTACTGTGCATCGTAGTGTATTACCTCACTTTTTATCATTATCTTTAATTGCTTTTATTCCTTCTATAGTAGCTAATACAATTATAATGCAGCCACATATTCCTATTACTACCATAATAAGAATAAGTAGCCAACAAAAAACATTAGTAAGTATCTCAGTCATAAGCACCTCACATTTATTTAAAAAATCCGCCTAGAATTAATAATCCTATCTGTATAGCTGCAGCGATTAATGAAGTAAAGAAATTATATTTATCTTCTTTAGGCTCTCCATGCTTCGCTAAAGTAATTCCTAATCCTAATGCAATTATTACAATATAACATATCTGTGGTACTCCCATATCATCTATTCTCCTTTCTTAGAATGCCTTTTCCATTCATAGTATTTATCACAACCACAACAGCTAGCTGTATCTTGACCACATTTAATGCATGGCGATAATGTATTATCGTTACTTTGTTCTTTTAGTATTTCATTTATCTCTGGCTTAAGTGAGTCTCCAGTTGTTTCATCAACAAAATGTATACAAGCATCGCCATTATTAAGTATTCCTAGTATAGCATTATAACAATCCGAACACAAATCAAACGTTTTCTTCTTAGTATTATTTGGCGTACTAGTAGTAGCATCAATATAACCAATGCCATATTTTGAATCAGGCAATTGTTTTTCCAAATCAATTTTAAACCATTCCTGATCTGTATCTATCACATTTTTACATCTATCGCATATCCGTATCTGTGCCATAGTTCCTCCTTCTCATGAATATCCAACGGACAAAAATGATGGTCGGTATTCATGTACATATTTTCAAAGGCAATGCAGAAGTAACGCTTTCTACCTTCTGAGTCAACGTACTCCTGCTTATTGCCACATCCTTTACATTTATCTCTGTTTGAATCCTTAGTCTTCTTTTTTGCCATTTTTTAGTTCTTCCAAAATTTCCTCTAACAAATTATAAATATCATCCATAGTTTTTGGATTCTTATCTTTTTTTAATACCTTTTTACCTTCAAATTCTCCTGCTGGATACCAGAAAGGTAAATCATTATTAGCACTATCTAAACAATTACTACAAGGATACTTATTTGGATTAGTTTCTTTATTATAACAATTCTCGCATGTTTTTACTTCTTTCTGTACTCCTTTAGAATACTTCATACGATTATCAATTGAATCAAATATAACCTTATCTTCTGGTGTTTCATCTTTAATTCCCATATTATTCACCAACTTCCGTACAGAATTTATTAAATTTCTCTGCTAAATCATAAAGATATACACTGAAGTCCCAGCCTTCTTCAAACATATCCTTTATGTTAATATGTGTTTCACATCTGTGGCTATTCTTATATAAATCAACCTCTATACAAGAATCTGGAATTTCTGTATTAGTATCACCTGCAGCCACTGGTCTAATATAATTATCTGTGTGATAAATATTCCAATGTATATCACAATGCTCACAATACTCAATAAATGTGTTAAATGTAATTTCTCCCATTATTCATTACCTCCAAAAATCTTTTTAATATTATTAATTGTCTCATAACATTCAAAGTAGTCATGCTCATCACATTTGTTAATCATTTCTAATATAATAAAAATTTCATCAAAACTTAACTCTGTGAGATTATTTTTCTTCCTCTTTGCCATCTTTTTTCTCCTCAGATAACTCTATAAATTTATCAATGTACCACTTAGCCTTCTTAATATCTTCAAGTCCATTCTTGCGCTTATGTCTATATATATATTTGAACGCATTGCATATACAGAAGTCTTTAACAGCATCTACGCCAAGAGCTTCCTGCATAACCTCGATGCATTCAAATTTTCCAGTCTCATAATGACCTGGGTGATTTACGATATCATTTTTGCTATCTATTTCGTATACTATGTCAGCTATATGTTTAGATTTAGCATTCACTTTCTTCTTCCAATCTCTGGCTGTAGTTGGCATTCTAAAGTCAACCTCATCAATAATCTCTTTAAGTAAATCAATTATACAAGGAACAAAATTACCATCATAAATGAGATAGTCATTAAGTATAGGTCCATTGTCATAGTCAGTATACATACTAATTCTATATTGTGCATGCTTTTCATTCTTTACTTTATCAAGTTCTCTAATAGTTATTCCAATACACACGTCACGCTTACTAAGCTCTGGTAACCATACCTCAGAAATATCATCACTGTTGTTTAACATTCTTCTAAACATGTCATATAACTGCTGTTCTCTTAATCTATCAAAACTAGTCACCGAATCAATATAAAGCAATCTGTCTTCCTTTGTTTCAATATTTATCATTATTACTTTCCTCCTATTCTTTATTACTATCAAAATCAATGGACGATGGATAATCCTCACCCATATCTACTACAACAATAACAGCACCGTCATGCATATGTTTTTTGCACCATTCCATACGAATATCATTAAATTGTTCAGATATTGCCCAACCATTTTTAGAGCAATCACCCTGAATCATAAATGTATATTCCGAATTGCAAGGACTAGTCATTATAGGACCTACTATGTCTATATCAAAAAATACATCTGCTGCCTTGTTGAATGTATTAATAGCATCGTCTCTTAATTTTGTTATCTCATCAAAACTATAATGATGCACTAGTGTTACTTTGTTTCTTATTGTTCCCATTATTACTTTCCTCCTTATTCTATATATGCCGAGTTTTACGGCGTAGAGGTTTTACCGTGGTTATTTCAGCTAGCTGCCACCCTTAAAGGCTCTACCTTTGAATTCCACATCGCGCTTAGCTTAATTAATACATATACTGCTGGCCTGTGTTATGTACAAGGTCTTCACGTAATGCAATTTTGCTTGTTTGAACCAAATTGTGGTCCTTTTTGAACTGGTATTTCATGTTTGATACAGCTTTCTTTTTGTTTTCTGCTATAGTTTCAAACTTATAGTCCGTAGCTACAACTTTATCAAACATCAATACTGGCCCTTTGTATGTAAACTTGAATTTAATCATATTATTCCCACCTTATCTATTAATAATATTAATAATAACACAATTGGATAAATTGTAGCATAAAATTTAAATTTTGTATCGTCTGGCTTTATAAAAAAGTAATAAAATTGAGGCACTACTAATGATGTCACTATAGCTATTAATATAATCTTAATTATCATCTGAATCCTCCTTAGGTTTGTATTCGTGTTCTGCCATAAATTTATCTAATTCTTGAAACATTTGTTCTCTATGATTTTTATGCTTTTTAATAACATCTGTCAGTTCTTTATGAAGTTCTTCCATAAGTATCAAAGCACGATGTCTTTCAATTCTACGTCCTACTAGATATCCAATATAGAATATTATAGCTAGACATATAAAAATTTCTTTATTACTCATTCTTATTGTCCTCCTTAGCATCAGCTTTAATGAACTTCTTAAATTCATTGTAATAGTTTCCTTCGTTGCCATAAGCCTTCTTAGCGATAGCCATAGCCAATCCCTTTTCTGGGTCGTATGGCTCATCCTTAGCTTTAACAACTGTTTTACTTCCATCTCTCCAGAACACAATAGTTGCTGGGTCATTAAATATAACATTTTCAATCTTCATCTTCTCATACTCCTTAATCTTTTCTTTTGCTTTTTTTATATCTTTAATATATCTACACGAATCCATTATAGAATCTACTGTATCAGTATCTATATAACACAATTCAGGTTCAATACCTAAGCCAAATCTCATGTTAGAAAGCGCTCTATATAATCTATCCTCCTCGAATTTTATAGCAAGACGTTTCCCAAACTCATTCCTAATATGCTCTTTTATCCACATATTAAGTTCAACAGGTAAAGTAATATAAAGACTAATCTCATATACTTTAGGAATACCTTTATGTAATCCTTTCCAGAGTTCATCTACGAAATCTTTAATCATATCATCTAAAGTGCCATCTAATCTGTTATAAACCCAATCATAAGCATCATAAACTCTTTCAAAATCAATAGGTTTTATAAAAGAATGGTCATCATATCTAGCTACTATTTCTACTACAGGATACTTACTTTTATCATATTCATAATAAAAACTATATCCCAAAATCTTAATATCAAACATTCTATCATCTCCTTATCTATACTGTAAAAATCTATCGTAATTTTTACCAATAATATTCCAACTAGTACCTACTTCTGGCTGGTTATACTTCCAGTTCAAGCCAGAAATATCAAATACATTGCTTACTTCATTAAATTTGTATCTAAGAACTTCACAATAATAGAATATCAGTTTGTCCTTAGTTTCTTCGCTGTCTACAGGTATTAATGGTACCTGAAATCTTTTTTGCTTTTTGCAAGTGTCAAAATAATCGGCCTGTGCTAAAATCCATTGGCTAAACTCTTTAGTAAAGAACTTATCCCAAGCTCCTTTACTATAAATATCATACAGTTTCATTATTACTTCCTCCTTTGAAAAAAAAAAAGAAAAAAGGTAGAACTAGTCTACCTTAATTTCCTTCTTCTCTACTAAATACATAATTTCAATATTAACATCACTTTTAATTTTTTTTGTCATAGCTTCTAAATTAACACAATCGCCAATCTTTAAATTCTCAAGTTTATCAATACTAACATCATAGTTCATAAAAAAATCTGCTGAACTGCTTGTTACATAAACAACTTCTTCTTTTAAACATTCCCAATCTCCATTGTTATCAACTATTCCAATACTTCTTATTAAACTATAAATTAACATAACTTTATCCTCCTATAATATAAATTATTGTTTCTAGTTTCTTATTATAGGACAAGTAAATAGTACGATTATTCTGCTGTGAAATAAAACATCTGACAGCTACCATTCTTCAAAAGTACAGAGAAGTGGAAATTATCAGTCGTAGATTTCATAAGCAAGTATTCATTCTCCTGCCATCTTCTATTCTTTTCTTTATGAACCTCGTGGCTCCAATTATCTTCACTAAAATAGTACTGGTGAGGTAATGCTGTTTCATGCGAAAACATATACGAGTCTGCGTACTTCATTAACATATTCATTGGCTTTTTTGTTTGAATTATAATATACTCTTTACCTTTCTCTATCATCTTAAAATCCTCCTAAAAATAAAAAGAGAGACCTATGTTTTCATAAGCCTCTCCATAATACTAAAAGTATTTTCTCATATTTGGACTAGGTATAATACCTTTGTCCTCATATTCCATTTGCTGCTGAAATCTTCTATTGATTCCTTCTTCATGCATCTGACTTGCTCTAAAACTGAGCAATCCACCCATCATACTCATTGGGTTTAACTTTGATAAAATATCAAATTTCATCATTTCTTTCTGTGTCTTAAGATTTTCAACTTTCGCTTCAATCTCATCTTTAGTCTTATCTTTAATTTCCAAGTCTTTCATTTTTGACATCTGCTCAACTGCAGATAATCTCTGTTCCATCCAGGAGTCTATCTCCCAGTAAATATCTTTACGTTTTTCGAAGTCCGTCTCTTCATTATACTTTTTGTTAAGTTCCTCGATGTTGTCATCAATCATCTTTAAAATATCCATTCAATCGTCCTCCTTTACTTTCTGGCTTTCCGCCTTATAATAAGCGAGGTTTTTATTACGAAAAGAAAAAAGGAGAGCAGTTAACTCTCCAATAACATTATTTTTCTACTTTATGATAATATATTAAATTTGTACTTTCATCATATTTTTCAATTACTATTTCTTTGTCTTTGTTTTCATCAACAAATTCTTTAATAGTATCTCTATATAATTTTACATAATTATTATTAATTACCACTGTTGTTACAAACATTGTTATTATACATACAACTGCTCCCACAATAATATAATTTTCAATTTTACTAATAAATTCTAACATAATAAATTCCTCCTATAATATAAATTATTGTTTCTAGTTTCTTATTATAGGACGAGTAAATAGTACGATTTTTAGAATGGTACCTGAATATCTTCTGAAGCCTGTTCTGCAAATCTAAGTCTCTCCATAGTCTGCTCTACTTCATTATAGTGTGGAACAACCTGCATCCAGTGAATATATCCAGTAATTCCGCTTCCGTTCTGATTATTCCATGGTGTTCCCTTAAACATTAAGTCAACATGTTCAAATCCATCGTCCCTACGGAAATTATCAAGCATATGGATTGTCTCCTCTGTGTAGTGTGTAACATTTCCAGTTGCTGGGTCCTGTGATGAAATATCAGGTGCAAAGAATCTATATGAAACAACTAGCTTAAGAATATTAATAGTCTCTCCATTAAATTCAACTGGCTTAATATACCACCCGTTATCCTGCAAATATCTAATAGCATCCTCATCGTCTAAGATTACTGATACAGTTCTCTTATTATCATTAGGATTGAAATTATACTGTCCACTAAAGTTATTGTGTCTAGTAAATATCATTGCATCCTCAATTAAAATTGTGTCTCTTCCGTTTCCATACTGGTCTTTTGTAATTGTAATTTTACTCATAATTTTACGCTCCTTTTAAAAATTCTTCTAAATCATAATTGCTTGCTATACAGAATTCATTAATAACATCTTTTGCTGCATCTACCTTTTCTATATAGAAGTTTCTATCAATATCATCCAAGTCATGAATCTCTAATGTCTGTTTCCATTTGTATCCCTTCGCTTCTTGAGCAAAGTCATATTTATCATTACCTTCCTTGTCTTTAGCGATAACTACTAAGTCACCGCCACCCTTACCTTCTTTGACTGGTGTGAACTGACCAACTTTACCAACAAAGCAATAGTTATGTTCATCCAAGCCCAAATCTTCGTTGTTGTCTAAATATAATGCTGTCTGTGAGCTCTTTACTTCACCCATATCGTAAATCTCTATAGGACTTGAGGTATCAAATAATGTTTTAAATACATATGGTACTTTAAACTGTTTACCAGTTGCAGTCCACTCTCCGCCATGTTTAGAATTGTCTTCTGGAGAATATCCATACATCTGTATACATTCTTCTTCCGTAGCATACTTAGCGACATAAACTGCGTCGTTTACAAGACACATCCTCTTATATGTAGCTTCATGCTCGAAAGTATATCCATAGAGTTTACCAAATTCTTTAACAAACTCTATAATTTCAGGCGTTGCATCAGGAATCTTAATCGAATCCGTCTTTACGTGAACCACCTTAAATCCACGTTCTTCTACAGCCTGCTTCATATCAACCATAAATAGTGCACCACGTTTAGCAACAATATTATCAATGTTTCTATCGTCTTTAAACGCATTAGGGAAGTGTGCTTTTGTAAGCCCATAAATACTGTTAATAACAATCTTAAGTGCATATGCAAGTGACTTAGGATTAATCTTACCTTCTAGAATATCATTCACAGCATCTACAAATGCACCGTCAGCATAAGTCTTTAAGTCTTCATATTCTCCATGTTTAACTTTAAGTCTACCGTTGAGAATATCATAGAACTTCTTAGTATACTCTAAACCAAAGAGTAACTCATCAACAATACTGTTTGGATGCATAGATGCAATATCCAAGAGTGCTACATTAAACCATATACCATGCTCTGCTCTTACTAGGCCACCTTCACCAACTTCTTCACCTTTATAGGTTGACTTTCCATGGTCATATACATATCCAGGAAAGAATGGCATAAATGATTCAGGTTCTCTAACATCTTTACCATTAATCATTTCTGGTTTAATATCACTTAAGAATACTAGTTCATCTTCAGTAAGAGTAGTAACTGGGTCTGCAAGATTTCTATAATGGAACTTATCCTGTGGAGTCTTATTCTTACCAAATATAAACATTGTACTTAAAGTATTAGTACTCATGTTTACTGTACCACCAGCAAGTTTTGATAATATCTTTCTTCCTTCCCAGTCATCTTTAAGATACTCGAATGCCTTTTCAGTTGCTTCAACATCATTACAACAATATTCAGCAACCTTATCCCATAACTCTTCTGGACATGGCTTATCCCATGGTAAACCTAACTCTAAATGGTTAATGTGCATTTCTATTTCTAGTTTCTTTAGTGATCTCTTCTGTGCCATAAAGTCATAAATATCAGTGTATGAGATGTTATAAGCCTCTCTAAAGAATGCATTCTTATCACCTTTAATAATTCTTTGTGAAATATCATACAACTGAGCATTCATATAGCCAAGAGTTCTAGCGTATAGAATGTGATTGTCGTAACGTCGGTTATTAAATCCGATGAGTCTGTAACGATTAATAATATCTTTTACTTCGTCTGGGTTTGGATTGATAAGTTTTAAAGTCTTGCATCCTATTAACTTGTAACATAAAACAAACAAATTAGGAAATACTTCCACATCATAGAATGCGATAGGTTTATCCTCACTGTCTTCTTGCACTTCATTAGGCTCTGCCAAAATATCATCAGAACACCAGTGGACGTCACTAAGTGTTTTTAAGCAACCATTAGAATTGTGTGTTGAGTTCATTGCAAACCTAATTATTTGGTCTTTCATTGGACGAATATCATACGTCATACCACTACTGTATGCTTGGTCTAAGACTTCTTTTATGAAGTTAACCGATTGTGTTGTGTTTCCACATGCTTTCTTTTCAAGATGATACAATATCTTATTCTCCAAATGTCTTTGGTCTTTAATTATTGATTCGTCTATCATTGGGTCTCCTTTCTTTTTTATTTTGAACGGGAGACCGGAAGTTATTGTAGCAATCGGAATATCATTGCATCGAGTTAATTTTCTCCTTAACGAACTCTTGCCAGTGAACACTTTCACCTCTATGTGGTCACCATAAACTGCAGAAAGCTGCGACACATCTCCAGAATATAAATAGTGAAGATGTATTCCTGCTCCCGATTTACTTAATTCAGCATACGTAAGAGGAAACGCATTGGCTGCTTCTAAGTTCTTTTTAAATGACTTGTTTCCCAATTCATCGGGAATATCAAAGTCTATTACAATGTGATTCTCTGGAACTCTAACATAGTGAAGTTCATGTGTGTCAATATCTTTTAATGTCGTCTCTACGTCATCCCATGCTTTACTAGGAGTTCCATTCTTTGTTGCTAACTGAGCTGGGCATTCTGCACAAAAGTCATCTAGCAACGAAGGTTGTTCTTTAAATATAAACTTATTCTCTGGTTCTAATACTTGTTCTGTCTGCTGCTCAAAAATATCATACTTGAACCCTGAGTAACAGTTTCTGAGTCTAACACCATCAACACGCTTTCTTTCTTCAAACTCTTTAAAATAGTTCTTGAGTTCTTCTTTAAATACTCGCTTAGACATAGGATAAGCAACTCTAGCATCATCTACAAATCGCTTATAGTAATCCCATGCTTCACCTAATGTTATTGTCTCTTTAGATATGAAAATATCATACACTTCCTGAACAAAGTTATAGAAGTCATTAGATGCACCCATCATACTGAGAGGCACATAATTATCATAAAGATTCTTGTTTGCATTATAAACTTGAAGACAGTGGTATGCAATACCTCCAAGTTCAAACCGAATATCTTTCATAAGTGACTTATACTTAAAGAATCCTATTTTTTTACCCGTTGGAGTAACATCAATAAGTCTTCTTAATATACCAGACTTCGAATCTGTGATTCTTACTGGTTTGTTTGTACCCATGAATAGAAATGAATTAAAACGCATATCATAAAGACTCTTATACTTAGCATTTACGGACATAACTTCATGAGATACAATAGAATTTATCAAAGTGTTGTCTTCAATTCTTGATAGGTCACCATCGTGCTGAATTGCTACCAAAGGATTATCACCTAATGATTCCAGTGCAAAACTTGTACCTTTACCCAAAGCTTTTGAATCAAAGCGACCAATATATCCTTCAAATAGCATTTCTATAATGTTAAGAATTGTTGACTTACCGGTTCCTCTATCACCGTAAAGAACCAGGAATTTCTGAATATCAACACTATCTCCAGCAACTATTGAACCTATAGCCCATTCAAGTTTCATTCTTTCATCTGGACTATACAGAACTGATACTAACTCTTCGTAAGCAGGAATATCAATGTCTTCCAACGAATACGGAAGCCGTCTACTTCCATAATCTTCTTTACTAACTGGACTGTTGGCAAATATAAGTTTAGAATCTAACTGTACATAGTCATCTTGCATTTGTTTCTGACAGAACTTATAGAACTTATCAATCATGCCAGATTCTGCATCCCACAAATATAAAACTCGTGCACCTTCATACTTCTTAGCATACTCAGCAAGTTCATTGTCTATCATTTCAATTGCTCTATACCAATCTGTAGACCATAAACCATTTTCTTCATCCCAAATTGCATAGAAATCTCCGCCTCGTGTCATAATATCATTAGACTTTTTAACTATAAACTTGGGATAAACTTCAATATTGCCTTTATTAGTCCTGTAAGACATTTTAACAAAATCCATACTTATTCCTCATCAAATTCCTCAAATGGTTTTACTAAACTAACATAGGCAAGCATCTGATTCCAGATTGGTACAGTAGTCCAATCAACATCCAGCACTAAACCTTTTAAATTAAATAACGAGCCTTGACCTTCTGGTTCAAAGTTTCTATGTACAAAATTATCAATATATGTATGTGCTAGAGTTACAGGAACTATGTTACCATTGTCATCTATTATTCCTAGACTATGTAACATTCCTACAAATATAATTTTATTAACCGGACATAAGTCCTCATATGATGTATAGAACTCTTCCTTCATACGGTTGCAAAGTCCAACCATCATCTCTAGGACGGAACAAGGATTCTTCCATGGTGAACCATTAATTGTTACAGCATCTCCAACAAGTCTTGCTGTGAAAATATCACGTAACAAAGTTCCGTCTTTTTCTCTAGCTACATCCATCTGTAATTCTGCTTCATAATCCCTAAGAAAAAGCATATGACAAACATCAATCAATTCACTTTCTTTTTCTGGGTCAAACTGTAGAAGACCAACAACCAACCAGTCAAAGTACTCTTGAGTCAATGGTGTATTAATCTTCATCGTATTCCTCCTCATAACTAAATGGGTCTTCATCTAAATATTTAGCTCTAATTTCTTCATATGAATCCTCATCATAATATTCTATTTCGTAGCACTGCTCTTCCTCGTCATTACGAACATAGGCTACACCATCACGTTCGCATGCATCGACATAGTCTGTACCACAAATATCAGTATCTATTATATGCAACTGATCATCTATTAAAAGATTATCCTGTGCAAAATACTGATAACTATTATGCTGATATGGACAGTCATCGAATTCTTCTGCCGTTATCAATACTGGCTCTTTTACTTCGATTGGCGGTTCTTTATGTGCTTCCACATATTCATGCACTGCTTTATTGTGAGCATCAGCAATGCTAATCTCTTCAGGCGTTGGCATTTGTTTATCTTCCTCCTTAGTCTCTTCCTTTTTCTCATTTCTTTCCTTGTTACTATCGATACTTTCAATATCTACTTCCTCCCATCCATCTAAATCGATATCAATAGGCTCTTCTTTCTGACTAACATATTTCATAGTGAGATATGTAACAGCGGCACCTGTTACAGCACCGCCTAAAAATATCATTAAACTTCTCATAACACACCTCCTATGCAATATCTACTGGTGTTTCTACAAAAGTTTCTGTATTGTCTTCATCATTTACCATATTTTTATAAGTATTTTCAAGAATTGCGTATTCATCATTTCCAGGATTAATTATAGATAATACTGGAGATACATTCTTAAATGTAATTTCAATTGGTGGAACCATTAATGAATCACTATATGGTAATCTTTCCCAATTAGCTTTATTTGTATCGTATGCAATATCATAGTCAATTACTTCATTAGCTGCATAACCAAGAATCTTCCAATCTAATGGCATATTGTCGAATGGAATATAACAACCTAACTGATCAGCAATTGATGATAAAGTAATACCCTGAATTGCACCAGATTCTAATCTATGCTGCTGCTCAGCCATCATAGCTTTAAAATTTATGATTGTGTTTCCAGCATTAGTCATATCGAAACATCCCCAGTAAGAATTATCAAGAGTAATCTTTACATCTGTACCTTCTCTTTTTGAAAGATAAGTAGTTTTTGTAACATTACCCTTCTTATCTGTTTCAGTAACTGTCTGAATATCATTCATAGCATTAAAGTCTGCTGTTTCACCATAAGCTTCAACAATATTATTTCTGTACTTACCAAATTTATCACTAAGAGCTGCATATGCTGTGCTTAATGCAACATACTGTCCTTTAATTACTTTATAAGAATATAAAGTACTTGTGATAGATACTGCACCTAAACCAAGAGCTACAGCATAATTCTTTGTGAGAGCCCAACCTGTTTCTTTGTAAACTTTAATTTTTGCTTTCTTAAATTCTTTAACTTCTGCATCTGTTAATTCTTCTTTAAGAACTTCATTATCATTCTCGTCCCTACGCATATATTTGACCTTTAAGTCTTCCATTTTTTCCTCATGCTCATCGAGAATCCATGGTGTATTCTTAACAGATTTACGTGCTGTCTCAACAACACATGCTACACCTGTAACTACACCTACTGTTACTGCGATTCCTGCTCTATGCTTATAAATCGCCTTTCCAATTTTAACTAATCCGTTTATCATTTCTATCTTCCTCCTACATATCTAATATTTGGCATTGCAATAATATACATCGCATCACCGTTAAAATTCTTTGCTAATATCTGTGGTTTGTCTCCAATGTTTGTCCATCCATAATTTGTATATGTATATGGAACTTTAACATCAGCCTGACAAATATCATAGTATCTGTTTACATCTAATGAACCGTTTTGCACAATCCACTCATGTAACTGATACCATACTTCTGTTGCTTCTTCTGGAGTTGTAAATACAACATCTTCAAACTTCCAAGCAGCACTTCCTGCTAAATATCCTGTTGATTGTACTGGCTGTGCATTATACGTTCCAGAATATCTAGCGTTATAGTTTGTGTTATTATTTCTATTTGTGAAGTCCATGACCGTAAAACTACGGCCATTTCCTCCATTTCTTACCTGCCCAAATATCAACACATCCGCGACATTTGATGCAGCTTCCTGTAATGCACGCTTAATTTTAGGAAATACATATTCTTTTCCTAACTGTTTAGCGTCATCTTTAATTCTATTTTTATCAACTATTCTGTGAGTAGGTTTGTCACGTTGTATAGTTGAACGCTTTTTTTCTTCCATGTTTCCTCCTTAGTGCATATCTGTAGGTTCTAAATCATAATCAACCATATAGAATGGTCCATCTGTGTCCTCATCTACGTTAATGCTAATATCAAAGTCTCCAAGTTCACTTACTGCATAACCTTTTCTGTATGCGAATTGTGGCTGTCTGATAACTTTAACACCATAATGTTCCAAGCAATAGTAAAAATCCGCTAATGTAGTTTCCTGAATATCATTCAATCCCTCCATCACGAATTTCTCTTTAGCTGCTTTAAATGCTAATTTAGTTCCTTCACATTCAAAACCATACTCATCCTTAAATCTCCAGTTACCATTGCCGCCATTTATAGCAGCTACTGCTCCTGGTCTTGCATGATAAATATCAATCGGCTGTTCTGAATCTCCATAAACTTCTTTACGTTCTGCATACTTATCTAATATTTTCGCTTTTGTTTCCTTATTCTCTTCACCCACGAGAATATCATTAACAGAATCTCTTAGAGCATTGTATGCATTGTCTGATTCTTTTGCTGCTGCCGTAGCTACACCAACTGCCTTTAAATCGAGATGATGTCCGGCAATAATTAAGCTTGCTGATACAACTGTCCATGCTCCTGTTGAAATATAATTCTTTCCAACCATCTGGAACACTTCTTTTTTAGTTAATGGGTCTTCTCCATTTAGCTGTCTTTCATTGTTAGCAATATCAATCTCCCTAACTGACTTAGCTGTGGCTTTACAACCAGAATATATTGCTGCTCCACCTGCTGCTAAACCAACACCAACAAAAAATGAAGATTTGTGTACTTTGTAAAACTTATAACTGTTCTTAGCAATCTTCGTCACTACATTCACAAATGTCATCTTCTTCCACCTCCTTAACACCTGACCATGAATCGAGCTTTTTCTGGAGAGCATCACTTGTAGCGATGTTCAATCCTTCCCAAACTCCGCCAATGGCTACTGCAGTTCCTAATAAAATCTTTAATACTTTAATCATATCATTACCTCCTTTGATTTTTTATTTTAGTACTAAAGTAAAAAAAAAAGAAAGAGCGCTCTCCCACTGAGCTACATACCTAAGTATGGACAGGTTTCGAACCTGCGACCTCTCTTCCTATTATAAACCATGCAAAAAGTACGAATTCTATTCGTTCCAATTAATAAACTTATTCGCATTGAAGTTTTTCTTTCGTTTCAGAGCAGCTCTTATAGCAGCATCAATCTTCGATATGCAAATTAAGTGATAATAATATAAATCTTTACAAGGTGTATTCATTCTATCTATACGTCCTTTAGCTTGTTCCAATACTTTGTAGCTATAAGTCTGACTATAGAATATAATACAATCGGTGCTTATACAATTCCATCCTTCAGCACCAGCTGCATACTGAACTAAATATACCCATTTAAAATCTTTAGGACATTCTTGATGAGTATGCCCATTAAACTCTGCTACAGTAACATCTTCACCATAGTCTAAATTCTTAAGTATTTCTAATTCGTAGTCGAAGTTGTAAAATATAATAGCTCGTTCATGTTTTTCTACTATTTTAAGAACTTCTTCACCTCTAGTGGTATCTATATTACAACATTTCCTTAGTTCGTAACAGAGCTGACTTGCGTTTTTAATGGGTTCTCCTGTTAAATACTTAACTCTAAACTTTTGTATATGCTTGTAACCTGGAAAGTCGTAGTTACAGATAATATCAATGTCATGTCTAACTGTCTCTCTTCCGTCTTTCATAGGTACAAGTATAGCTTCTCTGAGTTTCATAAGCCTGCCTGTATTCAAATATCTATCGACACTCGGGTACTTTGTGTAACGTGAATACATAACATGCAGGTTTGCAAATTCTGTCTTATTCTTATAAAATCCATTAGCAATAAACACTGGAAGATAGTCCATCCAACAATCTCCAGGAGTTGCAGATAGTAATATCCAGTAATTCTGTTTTGCTATTTTAATAAAGGCTTTGGCCCAGGTACCACTTCCGACTACCCTTTGCTCATCAAATATAAAAAAGCATCCTTTGCGGTCAATGTATTTTGTAATATTATTCCAGGAATCAACTGTCAAAGAATTTAAAAGGAGGGGGACTGATTCTAATTCCCAGTCCCTAGTATCACGTTTTTTAGCCGTCGTAATAATTATCAATTCTCTATCACGATGGTGTTCTTCATAATATGCAAGGGCAGTACGTGATTTACCCGAGCCAACGCCTCCACAAAGGATGCAACCATTATGCATTTTTTTCAGTGCTGTCTCCTGATTCTCGTTTATCTGTATTTTTCTCATCTTCAATATCTCCATAAAAAAAGAAAGGCCTAGTTGACCTTTCTATACTGTCCGTGTAATTCATATTCTAACGAATCAAAATCTTCGCATTCTATAGCTGCAAAATAAAGTTCATATTCACCTCTTCCATCTTCTTTAGTTTTCTGATTTTCGTATACTACTTTCCATTCATGCTCATATGTATCTGTCATATGTTTTGCCATTTCTTTTACGTATTTACAAAATTCTGAATAGCCATCATATTCACATTTACGAATATCAAAGTCTACTATATAACTTTTTGTGAATTCTACATCTCCTTTATCATGAACTATATACTCATTACGTTTTGTTTCTAAATAGATCATATAATCACCTCCTTATTATAAGAAGTGTTATTATTACGAAAAAGTAGGGTAAACCTAAAGTTTACCCATGCTCATTAATATCTTGCCTTTCGATTCGCCATTCTTATAACGTCTCTCTAATTCAAGTTTCTCATACGAATTTAGTGGTTTTCTAGTATACCACCATTCTCCTGTTCGTGGGTCATAATATCCACGTTCTCTTTTTTCTTCGGTTTTCTTTACTTTTCTGTAACCGAAATACTTTCCTATAGCCTTAAATAGGCTAGGTCCTATAGCTACTGCTACTGCAATAGATACTTCCTTGTTTCTCACTATAATATCAGTGAGTTTCTTAAATTTTACACTAACTTTCCACTTAATAGTGTTCCATCTGTCTCTAATCTTTTCTTTTAAAGTTCTTTCATCTTTCATATAAAATTCCTCCTTTAATATTTTGAACTAATGTTCTTATTAAAGTGAGAGTTATTAATACGAAAAAGAAAAAGAGTGGAAGCTTATTCAGCTTCCTTAACCTCTTCTTCAACTTCCACGTCTTCAACGACTTCTTCTACTACTTCATCAGTAGTTTCTTCATCTTTCTTTTTTCCTTTAATTGTTTCTTTAATAAACAATACTCCTAATTTTACGGCATATCCGCCATATAAAATTACTCCAAGTCCCATAAAAATCATCATTAATCCTAAAATCATAATAGATTCCTCCTTTTATTAAATATTATTTTTAAGTTCTTTTGTCTTTCTTTTCCGTCTTATTATAGATTATGTTTTTTGTACGAATTTCTTCCATAATTTGTAAAATATCCATGCTACAACCACAATCGGTAATAATTTAATAAATAATACTGTAACCGATAATACTAAATACATAAATATTAACATTATTAACATAGTTAATATAAATTCCATACAATCACCTCCTTATTATAATGACTGCATTTTTTGCGAAAAAGAAAAAAAGAAGAAATGTAAGATTGGACTCGAACCAATCAACGACCTGCTACTGCCGACCATTTTACCTGTTAAACTATTACATCTCTTCTTATTATAGATTATGTAAAAAGTACGAAAAAGAAAAAAAAGAAGACCTACGTTTGTAAGTCTTCTTAATGTTTACTTATTTAAGCATATTATTATACCAATAATACCTCCAATAAATAATGCTCCTCCTGCTGAAGCCATTGCTGCAAATAATCCTATCATTTCTATTTGCCTCCTTTCTTTTTGCCTTTTCTTTGCACCGTAAATGATGCACTGATTCCACCTTTTTCAGGTAATTTTACTGTGACTGCTTTGTTTCCAAATATCACGTCTAAAACTTTCTTTTTAATCTTTGTTATAATGATTATTAAAACCAATAATAACGCACTTACTGTTACTAACATCCCTAATCCAAGGGTTTCTAATATTTTTCCAATACTAAATCCTAATATAAACATATTCGTTCCTCCTTTTGTTTAAATAACTTTCTTAAGTTCCTATTATAGTCACAGTAAAAGGTACGAATTGAAAAAATATCTAGTAAATGTAAACTGTACGCACCATTTTTATGCATAAGGCTGAGCAATAGTATGAGGTGAAAATATACTACGCCCAGCCACAGCTAAATGTTAAGGAGAAAATATAGAGATATACGCTAAATTATATCGATAAATTTGGCCATAACATAGCCAACTCTACCTTCATATTTAATTCTATACCACTTTTCGCCGTTAACTTCCTTCTCTGAGAGAATATCAACAAATTTGCCCTTAACAATAGGGCCCTGTGGTAATAGATTGTCACCAACTTCAGGAGATTTTCTAAAGTTTAACTGTGATTTAACGTTAACTTTACCTTTTCTAATCTCTTTCTTCGGTTTCTGATTCTGATTTGCCATCTTTATCCTCCTCGAATCTATTAATAATTAAATTACTTGCTGCATTAGCGCTATCTGTTAAGCCTTCAGCAATAATATATGCTACTACTGAGGCACCAGCCATAATTATAGCACTAACCTGAGCTGCCTGTGTATCTGTATAACCCAATGCGATAATCACCAATGTCACAAAGTTAGCTATACTAAGCCAGAATTTACGGCTAGATAACTTTCTTTTCCAATCAATTTTCATAATATCACTCTCCTATTTTAAATATCTGTAATCCTAATTCTTTTAATGTTCCTGTTGTTCCACATTGTGAGCGAAGTTTAAATGTTGTTAATTTAGAAGATAAGTGAAAATATCCAATAAAATTAACAGTTCCTTCACCAGATCCACTAGTTCTTGCACTACATGCTAATGACAATCTTGCATTTGAAGAATTAGTAAGTTCTATTGCTCTCGAAGCAGCACCAGAATGTGTCATACGTGCATAACCAATGGCAATGTATCCACCTGGCTGAAGCGTATATCCAGAACCAAAAGTTGTGTCACTCCACACGTTTGCACTCATATTAGATTGCGGAGTAGTAAAATTGTCAAGAACTGGTAACAAATTAGGTACAATATCATACGTATTACCGTTTGGAAGCTTTATTTTTCTGATATCTGCCATAATATCATTCTCCTACTGTTTTGCCTGCAATTGTTAAAATATTAGCGTATAATGTCACTAAGTCTGTCTTAGTAACTGGCACAATTCTATCTGTATTTATCATTTTTATTCCTCTTATATGTTTTTAATCATTCATTTATACTGCGAAATTAATGCTTTTAGTTTGATATGTTCCATTTTGATTGTTTATATTATATATAATTATATGAAGTTCTATATGGTCATTTAATGGATACGCTGATATAAAATACAATTCTAAATTATTCTTTATTGTATGAAACCTATAATTTCTATTGTTAACCTCGTCGTATATCTCCACCACTTTCTCTTTTACAGCATTTCTTAGTTCACTCCCACTTAATGATGTAGTATACGCGTTTCCTTTAACAGTCCATTTTAATTTTAATGCAGCCTCATTTATTTTAGCTTTTGCCCATTTTCCTTCACTGTCTACGATTAAGGCGTTACCTTCATCTTCTGCTGTTACTTCTGGTAACTTATTAGCATCTGCCTCTCCTTTTGTTTTGACAACCTCATCGCCGAGTTTGTCCATGGCTTCTTCAATAGTGTTTCCACCTGTTTCGCCTAGTTCAGCTAGGTCTTTGTTAATTTCATCTACGATTGACATATAAAATATCCTCCTCTTAAATAAATTTATGTTTTTCTAAGCATTCATTAGCTTAAAGTAATTTTCTTTGCTGTCATATTAAATGTTACGCCACTTGAACCGCCTAAATCAACGTTATAAATGTATGCAGCAGTCGCTGTGTCGTATGAAATGTAATTTGCTTTATAATTATCTACCATACGAAAACATCTAACTCTGGTATTCAGACCTTGTGAACGTATAAACACTATCTTACCAGCATTAAAGTCTGATATAATGTCTGTGTTATGCTTTCCATCCGAAAGTGTTAACTTTGAGCCATCGTCTGTAGCGTTATAAACTACTGTGTTTAGTCCGCCCATTAACACCCACTCTCCAGAACTGTTAACTGCAAGCACTTTTCCAGCATCTTCAGCAGTTACTGTTGGTAATTCAGTTGGCGCATTTTCAGCGTCCCACTTACCTTCTGAATTTACTGTAAGAACTTTGCCTTCATCTTCAGCAGTTACTTCAGGAAGACCACCACCCTTAGCTGCCTTAACGACCTCATTTCCAAGTTTATCCATGGATTCCTCTATAGTATCACCGCCAGGAATTCCAATTTCTTCTAGGTCTTTATTAATCTCATCTAAAATGGACATAAAATAACCTCCTCTTAAATAAATTTATGTTTTTCTAAGCATTCATTGTATTTATCATTAATATGTTTGGCAGCATTTATAGTCTTACCATTGATAAATTCTGGATGCTCATAACAATACTTGTTATAATTATCAATATCTTCAAGTATTTGCTCAAAAGCTTCTCTTGAGTGAAGCACATTATTATACATTTCATCACTGAAACGCAATATCCTTGACCGATATGTAATTGCCTGATTCTTATTTATATAACTTTCTAATCTATCAACTCTATTAGATAAATCTTGAATCCCTAAAAGGCGAGATATACTCCCCCAAAACCAACTCCATGGAGAAAGTTTCAAAGGAGTAATCTCAATCAAAGAAAGTAATAATATAAATAAAAAAAGTATATTGCGTGAATCAAATAATTTAATAATATCTATTAATTTCATAATCTACCTACTTAATAAAGCGGTTACGTGCATAGCCTACAATACCCTGGTATTCTACAGTAGACCATTTTCTGCCTCTCTTTAGTATTTTGACTTTTGCTCTTCTAGGCATTTTAACTACTTTCTTTCTACCTTTCTTGTAGCTATTCCATAGCCATAGACCTTTACCTATGGTGTTTATACCGCCTGTCCATGTGCACATGAATGCACCAGGGGTTCCATACTTTTCTTTAAGCGGAAATGGGTTTTTACCCCAAATATCAAGATAGAAATGAGGAGTATCAACTATACCATCTACTTCTTTAGTCCAATCTCCTCCCCATCCTAAATGTTTACAATGCTTTTTAGCAACTTCTGCCACTCTTTTAAAGTACGCCGTATCCCACATATGTCCTTCGTTAGCTATACAAATATCAATTGCTACTCCCCACTGATGCTGACTTGTATAGCTAGTTCCAGTAGCGTTTGTAACTACAGGACCTGGTTTTGTACGTCCCTTGGCATATAGTGCATTCTGCTGATCTACGGTTCTAAAACCCTCAGTAACAATGATATAAATTCCTTCTTTGTTAGCATACTTAATCATCTTATCTAAGTAGTGCTTTAATAACGGGTGAATCTTATTTGTGTCGATTCGAATATCATTCTTTTTACCCATATTACCTCCTTAAATAGTTGGCTGATTACACATAACATAATCTAAGTCATAATCAACCGATTCTAAACATAATTTTAACTGTACTGCACTAGTATATTCCATCTTAGCATCTAGCATAAGATTTTTAATATACTCTGCATCTACAAACTCAGAAATATCACATAACTCTCTGTACATCTCTGAGTATAGTTCAACTGTTTCTTTTTCCCAATTAATCCAAATATCCATGCCATCCATTATTCAAGTCGTCCTTTCTAGTCTAAATATAAAAAGCCCCTATTATATAAAGAATTGGTTTAGAATTTAAATCTTGGGGGATTTAATGGGAGTGATTGTTTAAAAGAATATAATAGGGGCAGAGATGCTTTATTCAGTTTCTTCTGATGGACTTGCACTCATAAGGCTGGCAGGTGTTTCGTATTTATCAAAATATTGATATACTTTAATATTTTTATATACAAAACCTACATACGAATTTCCACCACCTAATTTTAAAAATACCTCGTCGTAATTCTCGCCAGAATAGCATAACTCTGTTAATGTGCTATCATTATTAATTAAGTAAATTGACATTGTATTTCGATAGCCATCTACTATTAATTCATTATTAACATATCTGCAACCGTATGTGACTTTTACTTTTTTACCATCAAAAAAGTGTGGATCATCACTTTCAATCCATTTATTAGCACTTGTAGCATCTGATACTTGCCACTTATTCGCGCTACTATTCCATCGTATTGCAAAATGTGAGCCACTTCTTATAAAGTTAAGAATCGTATTATAACTATTAAATGTATCAGTTGTATTACTTCCAAACTCTAAGTCGATTTCATAAACACCATAACGAGTTAATCGGTTTTGAGTATCAAACCTTCCACCCGTTCCGGTTATTATAGCACCAACATTTTCAGTATGTGAAACATTTGAATAGGATGATACTGGCAAATCTACATTTTTTACTATGTCTGTTTTCCAACCATATGATGACGTAAAATCAAACTCACTAATTAAGACTTTTGATGGTTCACCACCAGAAATATCAAGAATGTCTTGTCTCATATCAGCTGGATCTACTAAACCAGTAACATCAGGATTCTTGGTTCTAATAGCATCAGCAATACCTGTAAGAGTTGATCCCCAGATTCCATATAATGTATCTGTCATTAGAATCCACCTCCTTCAGCTTGAGGTAAGTCTAGAGATATCACAGGATTTCCTTGACCATCATTAGTAATACTTATTCCTGTGCCAGCATTAGTAGATGTCAATTTTTTCTGGATTACACTGGTATCAACCGAAATAGAATTTCCAGAGCCAGTTATACCGTAACCGTTTGATGTAACTTTTGTTTTAGCAATATATCCATTTATTTTGGATACTGTTCCTCTGAATTCATCTGAATATTCCACGTTTACAACGAATTCATAGATACAATGATCCCAAATAAATATCATTGTTGCTGCTTCAGAAAGCGACAATTCTTCATCATATTTCGAGTATCGTATATCCAATATAGGAATTTTATCTAAGTAAGCGTCCATAGATGTTGATGTATCATCAAGCACCTTTATTCCTAATTTAGCAACATTATATGAACCACTTAATATTGCCATAAGATCTTTAGCGCCAATACCGAATTTTGCTAAGAAATTAGCTTCAGTAATACTAACGATGAAACTAGTATCCGCAATACCATTAGCGCCTTCAGTCATTGTTATGTAAACTGGTTCGCCAATGCTGATAACATTATTAGTAATATCTATAGCATCACCAGCTGTGTAAGAATCTCCTCCACCTGTAGAACCATCAAATTCTTCAAAATCATATTGAGAATCTGATAAATCCCATCTAGTTTCCCATTCAAAAGATATATAGTGTACATTATTAGATGCGTATGAATCATTATCTCTAGATTGTTTTGCGAATAATAAACGTGGAGTGGAAAAACCTGTTATTGTTCTAGGCCAATCTACGCCTATTAATGTATAAACTCGATTATCCGTACTATATTGGTCAACACGTTTATCAATCAAGATACAATTGCGTGATAGTTCTCCCCATGCTTCATAATCGTGCCAGGTACCATACTTATTATCCATATATTCTTCTATATCTTCCCAGGACGTATCACATTCTATATATGATGTATTAGCAGAATCTAATGTGAATGTTATATTTAATGGCGGAAGTATATCAGAACTACCTCCTGATATTGGAACCGTAGTTTTTGTCCATTCTACTTCATTAGTAATAGAATTGCTAAAAGTTATTGTATAACAATCTAGAGCTGATGCATCCTGACTAATTCTATAGCACTTAATTTGTGGTCGTGAATTACCTGTTACGGTTGATGTAGAAGTCAATGAATATAACCTAGTAAATATATTTTCAGTTTCGGTTGTAGCATTCTGTGTTATAAAAATATATGGAACTATTGGTTTCTTAGCACTAATTAATTCATATACTATATTTGCTCTAGCACTACATATACCACGACTAGTTTCTTCATATAATGTGAAGCGCAAACAAATATTAGTTATAGCATTATTAGCTATAGCTTCCATAGTAGCTTCGGAAGTTACACTTCTAGCATCTATTAATTCTATGGCGTCGTATATACTGCCTCTTACTTCTTCGCCTTTGACTGCCCTTGCTATTTCGTCTAAGCAAGAAGCTACATCTGAATGAACTCTATTAGGATCGTAAGCCATAATTTTTCTCCTTATTTTGAATTTATGATACTGTTACAGTACCAGCAGTTCCTGTAAATGTGCTTGATACAGAGCCTGATGGTGTACCAGATACTGATACATTCTTAGCTGTACCAGTAAATGATCCGCTAATAGTACCGCTTGGCTGGAACGAGCCAGAAGCATTTTCTGTAGTTGTTACAGGAACACTAATTGCTGATGCATTCTTAGCAGTCATTGCAGTACTTGTTGTACTAGGTGTTGCTGTAATCATAACTCCTGTACCAGTAAATGATGGAGTACTTGCTAAAGCAGCACTAGCCCCAGTCATAACAGTTTCGTTATTTGTTGTTGGTAACGTACCTACCCCAGTTATGTAATCGAAGTCAGCAATTGTTAATACTTCATTCGCTACTGTAAACTTACTAGATACAGATGCTTTTGTTGGCAATGTTCCAACTGATGCAACCTCTGTAACAGTAGTTGTTGTTGGTGTTACTGTAATGCTTGGTTTACTTACATTACCTTTAGGAGTATATGTAGCTGTACTTCCACTAGGAATTGTTTCACTAGTTGCAACAGTCATTCCTGTTGTTTTATCATAATTACCAGAAACAGTTATTCCATTAGCAGCTATGCTACCAGACACATTGTATTTTTTGCCAGTAAATGTGGCACTAATTGAACCTTCAGGTGTGTAAGAACCTGTAGAAGTTGTACTAGTTCCAGTCCATGTACTAGATACTGAACCAGCTGGTGTGAATGATCCACTAGCACTATTCTTATATGCTAATGTTCCGAATGAACCCTCTTCGCCAAACTGTTCCCATTTACCAGTAGATACTGATGAACTCCATGTTCCAGTAAATACATATTCTTTATTATCATAAAATACTAAATTTCCATTAACAGGCGTAACAGAACTACCTCCGATAGTTGGTTTTTCATTACCACCATCAGTTATAGCAGTTGTAGACACACCAATATATGTAATACCATTCACAGCAGCTTGTTCTAATGCTTCAATTCTTGTTCGTGCATCGGAATCTTTTAAATTATATGTAGTACCTGATGGTAATTTTACTTGACTAATATCTGCCATATTTTCCTCCTTATTCAGTTGTAAATATCAACGTCTCTGGGACATTTACATCTGTGTATACTCTATTTTTGTTACTCCAGAAATCTCTATCTGCCGATGATACATGACATGAAATATCATTAATATGTTCGTACAGTGGCTCATCTAAGAATGGTAAATCAACAACGAATGCCAATCCATCGCCAATCTTAATGCCTGGAACATAATGTCCATCAACTGTATCATGGTCGCTATAAACATAAATAGTTCCTTTTTTAGAAACTAATGTAGTTTTTGTAGCCCAGTTAGCAGTAGTATCATACTGAACTAGGGCATTAAACTTCTGTTCTAAAATATCAAGAA